CGAACTTATTCGTGAATTATTCATATTTATAAAATTAATTTTGAACAGTTACTTATATGATTATATTGGGGTGTTATATCCGATTCCTCTTACTTCAGAGATTCTAGAGAAGAATGGATGGAAGTCTATAAATGGTAAGTATGCTTTAAAGATAAAAAATGCAAATTATGTAGTACTTGAATTTACAGAAGATGGTATATACACTTACATAAATGAAAATACCATGCTTTTTACAATAAAGTATATTCACGAACTCCAACATTTATTATATGCCTTGCATATAGATAGTAACTTAAAAATATAATGATATGACACAGGAATATATTAAAGGCGATATTGTTATGTATGACAACAGAATACATACAATTATGGATACACTCGAATTAAATAATTATGAGTTATCTTATATAAGATATCAAGTAAACCAATTAGAATTATCAGGAGTTCCCCTTACCACCGAGATTCTAGAGAAGAATGGATGGGTGAAAGAAGTGATGAGCAGAGGAGTAAAGAATAGTCATTGGGTATATACAAAACCCGATATTGAAGAATATGGATATTTTCCTATCTACATAGAAAAAGGTATCGGTGATGAGTTTGATGTATATCCGTTTACTGACAACAATGTATGTAAACAAATTGCATACATTAAGTATGTTCATGAACTTCAGCACCTTCTCTTTGGTATTGGTATTAATCACGAAATGGAGGTGTAGGTATGGCTAAGTGTCCTTTTAATAAATATAAAGAGTGTCAAGAATCAGATTCGAGATATTGTTATTGTACTCTTCCATGTGATGTGTATAATAATTATAAGAATAAGTTGTTAACTTAAAAGTATAGAGATATGAAATTAGGAGAACTCAGAAAAATCATAGCAGATATAGGCACAGTATATGATAATTGTGATGTAACTTGTTATGAGAGCAATGGTAATTTAGGATATGCAAGTATTGCAACTACTGCTTATCTTGGTAAGACGTATGTAAATCAAGGCTATCCTATACGTAGAACATTTCAAATTCAATTTGAATTACCAGATAAAATAATTATTTAAAGTAACTAACCGACTTCGGTCAATAAAAGATATTAGTATGCTTATAAGTGAATTTATTAAACAGCTCCAAGACCTTTGTGATAATGAAGGTGATATGGAGATAGTGATAGTAACAGGTAACAACGGATTGGGTTCTATACCTCATGTTAAGAAATCACCGCTTTACGACCAATTTGAAATCACAAAGTATTAACAGTCTTCGGGCATAAATATAGGTGTATGTATGTGTAAATATAGTTTGGATATAACGTCAAAGAATAACCCTTTTATAAACATAGAAGTTGAAAATGATAGAGTTCTTCTTGGTGCTTACGAATGTGGGAAGAAAGAGCAAACATCTTAGCCAAGAGTTTAATTCCTAAAGTAAATGAACTCTTAAATTTGTCTCCAAAATCAATGCGTAGTAGTCTTGCTGATGCTATTTGTGGGATTTCAGAGTGTGATGAAGAGTTTAAAACAAAATTCAAGCAGCTTCTGAATGAAACAAAACAGAGATTTCAGAAAGAGTTTGATGAGATTTAGTAACTAACCGTCCTTATAGGACATAAATATAAGTGATATGTTAAAAGCTATGTTAAGTCAGCCAATGGCTAGAAAAACAGACGAAGAAATCGTAAGCTGGCTGAATCAGCACATTTTTTTTGAAAGTGGGTACGATATTACTGAAGGACCATTCCAATTACCGGCAACTATTGGTGAGGGGTTTAGGTTTCAATCATTAGATTTTTTCAATAAAAATGTGGTTGACTATGTTACAAAAGCCAGCCGTAAAAATGGTAAGCGTGTGTTACGTTTTAGAATTTCAACTTTTATCGGGTTATGTGGAGGAGCCTGTCATTATTTCTGTAAGGCATATTCAGCAATTCACAACACAGATGTCAATGATGCATCACATTATATCAGTGGATATATTACAGATGTAGATGACAAGGCAATAGATATTCCGAGTGAATCTCGTTCCCTTGCATTTGATATTGGCGTTCCTTTAACGAAGGAAATGATACAAAGAGATATGGGACATTATGAATACTCAGAAGTTGGCGATTGTGGCACAGCGTTACGTTCCAAAGATGACTTTTATGAAGTCATTGAAAAGCTAAAAGAAGTGTTTGATATGGAACAATGGAGTTTTGAAATTGATGAATAACATTAACTAGGTAAAACTATGAACAAAGAAATAAAACATTACACAGAAACAAAAGCAATTAAGGCAATGCCTATGACAATGGGAAGCCTACGAGCGCAAGCTTTTGAAATGGTAACAGAGTAACTAACCACCCTCTCCCTTTTACAGGAGAGGGTAAAAAGAAGAAAAGGGATGATAAGACAATCAGGAATAAAAACAGAAAGAATCAGAAGCGGAATGTACCAATTATATTACAAACACCACTCGCCAATAATATTAAGAGTTGATAATATCGGGTGGCAGGCTATACTTCCTTCTGGTGGATTTGCAAATGCAAGAACAAAAGCACAATGTGTTATACTTGCATGTTTGGAAATTGATAAAACAGAACCAATAGAGGAAGACCTTGCTACAGGCAAATATGTTAGTTGGTGGCAAGATGACCCTATGTTTAAGGCAAAGGAGGATAAGCAATGAGTAAAGAAAAAGCAATAGTTCACATAAAGAATGTTTCCAAAATGATTGGCTCAAAAAGAATAAAATTAAGTGAAGGCATGACCATTCATATTCAAAACGAGTTAGTCTTAGCACTTAGAGAATTGGAGGATGAATAAGAAGCAATTTAAGTAAGTAATTATGAATAAAAAAGAGAAATCAATCAATAGTCACATTGATAAGGCTATAGGCTATTCAGACAAGGCTCATGACGAGTTGCAAATTGCTCTGAATATAGCTTTAGAAGGAAAAGGGCTTAGTGACGAGGAAAAGGAACTTTTAAGCGTTGGATTTGCAACAGGAACAGAAGAAGCCGTAGAGCGTGTTGCTGATGGTAGTTGTAATGATGAACCTACCAGTGCATGGGATAGCCAAATTAGAGACTGCCGAATATCTGAGGTATATCACATGACAGGTGAGCAGATACGTGAATATTTTAATTTGTGACAACTATGAATAAGAAGAAAGTTAAAGAACTGATACAAGAAGTTATCAGCAGCAATATTGATAGCTTGGAGTTTGGAAGCGATAAGCATAATGCTCCTTTGAGAAAGGCAAATAGCTTATTGCATGATGCTTTGATAGAGTTAGGAAAGTCAGACTGGGTATCTGTTGAGGATGAGTTGCCTCCTTATAACGAGAATGTGGAAGTTTGTAGCAAAGTAAAACCTACGGAAGTATGGATTGATTCAAGAGACAAATACATTGATGTAGGCAATAGCTTTAGATACAACAAGCTCTATGGTAATATTATCACTCATTGGAAACCTATTGATAAGTTGGAGGATTAAGTATGACAGAAGAAATTTACAACAAAGCTACATGCTTAAGAAGTATTATTAAAGAAGAAAAGAAAGTTCTTAAGTATTGGTAGGATGCAATAGATGCAACAGAAGAAACCATCACATTGTCTGATGGACAAAGCTGTTGGAGAGAAAGAACTTCCATTTTTAGGTTCATATCTTTTAAAGAATTGAAAGATATGGCTATTGAGAGACTTACAAAGAGTTTAGAACAACATAAAAAAATGTATGAAGAATTATAATGGAGGACTAAATTATGGACAGAAATCAAGCTAAAGAATTTTATCAGATTCTGCAAGCTTTCGCAGAAGGAAGGGTGATTGAGTGTAGGACAAAACCAAATTTTATAGAAGGTACAGATACTCCGAATGATTGGACGGAAATGAAGGAGATTGAGTTTTGGAAACATACAGAGTATCGCATCAAGCCAGAGACTACCTACCGCCCATTTAAGGACGCAGAAGAGTGCTGGGCAGAGATGCAAAAGCATCAGCCATTCGGGTGGATAAAAGGAAAGGAAGGTGAGCATCATTCCTTAATTACTTCTATTATCGCTAACGAAGAAGAAGTTTATATAAATGGTATCAGTGGATTCGTTTTAGATGAAATTATGGAACATTACACATTTGCCGACGGGCTTCCGTTTGGCGTAAAAGTGGAGGAATAGTTATGGCATGGGTATGTGTAGGATTTAGTGGCGAAGAAAGGGTTTGCCAAAGTAAACCAACAAGATATGGTGATAGATATTGGATGATGAATCCTATCTGTAACAACTCTGTTGGTCTTCCCAAAGGAACTATCAAGAAACTCATTGGAAGAGAATTGTCTTTTACCGATGAACCTGTCGAACTTGTATAGATAAAAAAATGAGAAAGGTTACTTGTATTTGCGACACAATTATAAATGGTGTTACGTTTGTAAAGGGCTGTGATTACAGAGTTGATTATAATCCATTTATAGGAATAATGATATATGCCACATTCGGCTACATAAATATCAGTAAATGGCAGCTCGATAACTATTTTATTTAAAATTATAGCTTATGGAAATCGAAAACATAAAATTCAAGGCAAAGCAGCTCAACTCAGGAAAATGGTTTGAGGGCGATTTAGTACGTCTTGGGAATAGGGTATGTATAGGAGGAGACCATATAAAAGATGGTATAACTGACGTTGACCCTTCTACAGTCTGTATGTTCACAGGGTTGAAAGATTGTGAAGGAAATGAGATTTGGGAAGGTGATATTATAAGTAGCCCACACTTTGAAAGGGTAGCCACAGTAAAATGGGATGATTCTTTATGTGGTTTTAAATGTTCAGATGTTACTGGGAATATTAATTTTTCTTTTACAGCTATTGCTCACTGTTCTGAATGGTCAATTGTTGGTAATAAATTCGATAAAAAGAAGTAGCGTATGATTCTTAAAAAGAAAGATAAGCTAACGGCATATTGGGATAAGAAAGAGAACTGCATTGGTGCTTATCATCCTCTAGGGTTTATGACTCAAACAGATGCTCATTATCTTTTCGATAAGGTCTTCACCAAAGAGTTTGTCAAAGAAATGACTGATAGAGGATATGATGTTACAACGATGAAGTTTGAAATCTCTCCCAAGTTGCCGAACTATGAGCGATTCAACGGCTTATCAGAGAAGTATTACGGAAAGAAATAGTAGCGTATGAAGAATAAGATTTTAAACTTAATTAAGTCAGCCGTTTGGTTTGTCTTGTGTTTGTTTGTAGGAGCATTGATTTTTGAGGGCATTCGCTCTTTGGCTAATAGCAATGAACCTGCAAAGAAGATTGGTATGTCAGTATTCACAGAGGAAGGACACGATTATCTGGTTGTGGACACGAAACATGGTGTTTGCGTTGTTCACGCAGAAAGTTGCCCTTGTCGTAAAAAGAAGTAGCGTATGGAAAATAATATGTTTGAAGATATTGTTGCCGAAGGCAATATAGTTGTGATAGATAATTATTGGATTGTGTTATGTAAGCGTTGGAGACCAGAGTGTTACAATCTCTTCTGCTATCTTTATCTTCACAAGGAAGCTAAGAATTTAATGGTAGGCTCTCATTTCACAATGACCGAGGATAAAAAGAAATCTACTCGGTTGGCTACCAACGAGGAGCGTCTTATGCTTTTTGAAGAAATGTTCAAGTATGGAATTGCTTTCGATAAGCACGACCATCATTTGATTGGAAAGTTATGGTAATTGTAAGATAAAATAGTGTATGGAGAAACGAATAATTTTAGACGAACAAGATATGAATGAGTTTACAAAGATTTTCGCAAAGACAATAGAAGATGAAGCTATCAAACAGATAGAAACCCTATCTAATAGCGAGGCTTACAATAGTTGTAAAATAAGAATAATGCCAGATTGCCATGCAGGTAAAGGATGCACTATTGGCACGGTAATAGAGCTTGACAACAGAGTAGTTCCTAACACTGTTGGAGTAGATATAGGCTGCGGCATGAAAGTCGTAAGACTTGGTAAAGTTGATATTGACTTGCAGAAATTTGATGAAGCAGTCAATAAGTTGATTCCGTCTGGTTTTAATGTCAACGAGGGAGAAGTATCAGCCTACATAAACGGATTGGTTGATGGTTGTATGTTTGGCAAATTCCGTGCTTGGGATTGTCTTGACAGCATGGAAATAGTATATCGTTCTGTTGGAAGTCTTGGCGGTGGCAATCACTTTATTGAGTTAGATGCAAATGAAGAAGGAGAGAAGTTTCTTGTGATACATACAGGAAGTAGAAACCTTGGTGTTAGGGTATGCAACTATTACCAAAAACTTGCCTACGAGTATTGTCGTAAGAAAATAGCTGATAAGTCTGAGGTTATTGCCAAGCTAAAAAGCGAAGGCAGAGAAAATGAGATACAGAGTGTTATTAAGTCATTAGGTACTAAAAATATAAGCAAGGAACTTTCTTACTTGGAAGGTGATTTGCTCAATGACTACCTCAATGATATGCGCATAGTTCAAAAATATGCTGAACAAAACAGAATGATTATCGCCAACAGACTTGTAAATGCTTTAGGTGTAGATATTGATGCTAATTCAGATAAGTATTCTTTTACAACCATTCACAACTATATAGATACAGACAAGGGTATATTGCGAAAGGGAGCTATCAGTGCAAAAAAGGATGAGGTAGTCATTATCCCAATGAATATGCGTGATGGTTCTCTTATCTGCAAGGGAAAAGGAAACAAGGAATGGTTATGCTCAGCCCCACATGGAGCAGGTAGATTGATGTCTCGTACGCAAGCGAAGAAAGAGTTATCTATGGATTCTTACAAGAATGAAATGAATGGCATCTATTCTAGTTCTGTATGCGAAGAGACGATTGACGAAGCACCTATGGCATATAAATCAACAGAAGAGATTGTTGAGCTAATAAAACCTACGGTTGATGTGATAGATGTTATTAAACCAATTTACAACTTTAAAGCAAAATTATAATGAGCAAGGAAACATTTGACTTCTCGGAGGCTCTGAGAAGAATGAAGGAGGGGAAGAAAGTGAGACGTAAGATTTTTGCGGACGGCACATACGCATACATTGATAAGAACTATCTTGGTTCAGAGGCATTAATGTATAATAGCGTAGGAAGAGCTGCACCAGTTTTATGGTTACTTCCTGAGACTATTCTCGCAACAGACTGGGAGGAGGTGTAAGGATGAAAAAGAAAATATTGACCCTCACCATTAACAAGCAATGGTATCGCATGATTGTTGCTGGCGAAAAAAACGAGGAGTATCGTGAAATTAAGGCGTATTGGATAAACCGGTTAGTCGAAGCAAAATACGAAGGCTCTGACAAATATCGCAAGGTTACAATACACCCAGAATTTGATATGCTTATAAGTAATTCCAAACTCAAAGAGTTGCTTGAAAAGAAAACCGCTAGGTTCGTCCCATTCACCCACGTTCTCTTCATCAACGGCTACCGAAAGGATAGCCCACGAATTGAGAAGGAGATAGAGAGCATCACCATCGGTAAGCCAAAGAAAGGTTGGTGTTCCGATGAGTGGCTTGATACCGAGTTTTTTATCATTAAATTCAAGTGATATGAATTACATACAATGTGATGAATGTAAATATAGATTAGTCTGTAACGGAGAGCCACTTACTAGTGGAAGTACAGGAAGTTGCGACCATCGTGTTATCAGCAATACTCCTATATTTCCAAAGATTAAAACACCACCAGATGAAAGATACGCTGACATTTGGAATTGGTAAATATTCATAAATTAAGTTTAAGGGATATGAAAATAAAGAATTTACCTAAGAAGATTTATCTCAATATCTGTAGCAATGAAGATGAGGTAGATTACAATGAACTGAACGGGGTAACGTTCAGTACAGAAAAGATTGGTGTTACTGATTGTAACACAGAAAACGTTCCTTACGTGAATGCTGCATCATTATGGCACGACCTAAAGGAAGATAAGCCTCCATTAAGAAAGTGGGTGATGTTCCGATATAGTGGAGGTGGCGTAAATCCTACGGCTCTTCACTATGGAGCAATGAGTGATGATGTATGGATTGTCACTAGAGGAGACGGAACGCAGCGTATAGAAGTTCTGTACGAGTGCTACGATAAGATAGAGTGGCTTGATTTTGATGAACTAAAATAATGATAGTATATGAAAGCAAAGGATTTTTTGAATGCCATGCAAGTCATGGATGAGTTTACGGGATTAGTATCTTGTGTTTATCCCGATAAGTATAAGATAGTTTGTATGAAGCATGGGATAGATGAACGTGATGCTATGGATATGTACTCCTACTTACAGAAAATGAAGAGTGGTGAGTATTGGCGAGTTAGTAATAAGCCAAAAGATTATATTGAACGTGTATTGGCTATGGCAAATGAGGCATATAGCCTTTATACGAAGAATAGCTTAATTTTAGATATGGCGAATTTTGGCGATGATTTAACTAGAATCCTTGTAATCTTCGAGAAGGAATGTAAAAGAATCCAACAGGAGTTTGACCTCAAAGAAGAAGGGACGTATGTTGCTATTGCTGAACTTATTAGTAGTGGTTATTCTGTTGTGTCTGTTATTCGTCAATCAGATAGCATTGATAGTAGAAACTTTGTAGGCGAAAAAAGAGATAAAAATCAGTCTCGTATTCCTATCTATGATGGCGATGTGATGCTCTGTTTCGTTAAAAAGCCTGAGTTTTGGAGCACAGATTGTTATGATTGCGGTCTTTATATCTGCGAGAAAGGTTCATATCATAAATTACTCTATACTCCAAATAAGGGATATGTAAGACATGGCGAACCAGATACGGATGAAGATTTTGAGCTTGATATAGAAGAGAATGCCTTCAGCAATTATATTATGACTTTGGGGCAGTCTTTTTATAAGCTAGGCAATATTCATGCAGGAATTGGTTTCTTGGTAGAAAAACGTAATAATGACAAATAAAGAATTTTTTAATGCGCATCATGGACAGCCTGTTCTTTATAAAGGTAAAGATATTGGTGCATACGTTGCAGGGTATATTGAAGATAAGTATATCATCTTAGGATTTGATGATTATACAGGCTGCATTCTGTGCTTCACTTCAAAAGTGAAAAATCTTTGTGACATATATCACTCATACCGATTCGCAAAGTTGAAGTATTTGGAAGTGATAAAACATCAGTAATATGGAAAAAGAAGAAAAATGTTGTGGTAACTGTCTTTGGATGGGATGCGAAGACTTCTTAGGCAATGGATGGTGCTACAAAAAAGATTGCGAAACATCTTGTGATAAGGTTTGCAAGAAACATGAATTTTAAACTTTAAATATTAAAATGGAAAATAAGAATTTAACATTAGATGAGTATCAGCAATTAGCTCTAGAGACTGCTATTTATCCTAACCCTATCATTTATCCTACATTGGGATTGACAGGTGAAGCTGGTGAAGTTTCCGATAAGGTTAAGAAAGTGTTGCGTGATAACAATTCTGTTTTTACAGATGAAAAGAAGTTGGAAATTGCCAAAGAGATTGGTGATGTACTATGGTATTGCGCAACCCTTTCTCACGATATTGGATTCAAACTTAGTGATATAGGAAAAATGAACTATGACAAACTTCACTCTCGCCAATTAAGAGGAAAGTTGCATGGTAGCGGTGATAACCGTTAGTTTATGGTATGGTACTCTAAGATAAAAGGTCTTACAGAGAAAGTAATTGAGTTATATCCAACGATGTCTTCAAGGGAAATAGCAGAAATTACAGGATTTGCCAAGACTACTATAATTCGGTGTGCTGCAAAGAATCATCTTAGGCATACCGAAGAAACACAGAAAAGAATTGATGAATACGTAAGACAACGGAGGTCTTCTGGTAGAAAATCATACGATTATTCTAAACTGAGTAAGAAGATTACTCATACAAGAAAGATGGAATCGTGGCGTGTAAGAAGCGGTCTAGAACAAAATACAAAATATAAAGTTCGTATCACTCCAAAGCGCATACAAAATGCGATGTATCATCTTATGCAAAAGTATGGCTATTTCTATGAAACTGTTGACAAAACTGTATTATATTACGATTCGCAAACAAGACGTGTGAAAAACGAGAATTACTATACAGAAAAGTATGGAATCTCTTTTATTCTGGCTGACGAATAACTTCTGTGCATTATCTATATGTTTAGGGGTGGCTACACATCGCGTGCGGTCACCCCTTTTTGTTTGTATCAACTAATAACCAAATAAAAACATTAGAAAAAACTAAGAACGTTTATGTAGTTTTAACTTCCAGTATATCCAACCTAAAAATGCGAGAATACCTATAAAAAGACAAACTGATGCTATCTTACCTATATTCAAGAAAGCTTTATCTGCCTTTGATAGTTGCTTCTCTACATATATTTTATCTTTCGATATTTTACTTATCACTGAGATTAATGAATCACACTTGCTATGATATATCGCAGCACTATCCTTGTATTCTTTAAGACTAGAAATACTATCTCTCAGCATTTGTACATATTCCTGTGATATTTCGTGATATTCGTAATGGAATCTATCTTCTCCAATTTTATTTCCATTTGCGTCATATTTCGAAGCTGTGCTGTCCTTTATATGCGTCTTCTCTTTTGTGGTGGACTTCACGGATTCCTTATGTGCTGCTTTATAAGATTCCAACTCTTTAATAAGCCTTGCGTTAAAGAGTGAATCCCACTTAGCCTCGTTACGTTTATCAGTGATGTATGTCTGTTTTTCTATCACTCGCTCTTTCGCCTTACATCTACAGAACATTGATAGAATCAGCATTGCTACTGCAATGATGGTTATCACTTTTGCTATCTTATCAATTAATCTCATAAGCTACTGAATTACAATCGTTACTTTTTCCTTTTTATCCCAAGCTGTCTTCATGGTCTGAATGAGCTTGCTTGTCCAGAATCGGGAATTGCTAACCCAACCTTTCTTATCATTCTTACCACAAAGAATGCACCCCTCTGTATCTTTTGCAGAGTTACCGGAATGAATACGAATACCATCGAACCCTGGCACACCCTTTAATAATGGTAGCATCTTCTTGAATCTGCTAGAGTAGGTATATGTACACTCATAACTGCCGCTTGGTATTGCAGTCTGCCCATACACCTTTTTCTTCTTGATTTCTTCAAGTTGCATATCTTGGCGCAATCCTCTATCAGCATCTTCAAGAGTATTGCATCCGAACAACTCTCCATTAACGTAAAGACGGCTGATAGTATAGCCATCCTTTTTCCAAGCTCTATCTATTGTAATTAACATGATTGATTTCCTTTCTGTTGTTTGTATGAGTTAAAAAATGATGACAGGAAAGGTATCCTCTCCAAAAAGTACAGTCCAAGGCAATAATGTAGAAAGTTCGCTACCATCCATGGTGGCGTACCTTTCTTGAATATCTCCATCATCTTTTGGGTGATATTCATGCCATAGAAGTAAATCACAACGTAGGTAATCATTGACACACATTGAATAGCTCCATCCATTTGCCCTTTCCATCTACCAATGGTATATACGGCTGCACATAGGACGAAGTATATCGTTGCATGACCTACGCAAATAAGTGCCTTCTTGAGTTCAAATTTCTCACCTTTTGCTATCATACCACTAAGATATCCAAACACAAAGTTGAGAAAGAAAACCAAAGCCAATGTCTTCAATTCTCCATCAATAGGCTTTAAGTAGGCTACGACCGCTATCACGACCCCTACTAATAATTCTCTTAATCTTTCTGCCATTTTCGTTATCCTGAATAATTAATAAAAATAAAGTTTCGGTCTCTTTCTGCAAAGATAGCAAAAAAAGCCGAAACTTCATTCAGAATAACGAAAAACTTTATACTTTTAAATCATGATACGGCAATTCTCCGTTATTTAAGAAAGAAATGCACTCATCGAAAATCTTACGTTCATAATCGAGCGCATTGATTTTAGGAAACCATTTCTTTATCTTTTCGTCATTGCGTTTTACCATTTCCCCCCAAAGGACACACCAGTCTTCGAGATTGATGTTGTCGTTCTTGACCTCATGCCAATAGTCCTTGGCTACATCTTTAGTATGAAGCTGACCGATGAGGCAAAGATGCATATCTGCAATTTCTTCATCAAAATGGCACTCACCAATCTCACATTGAACTTGCTTCATCATATCAAGCATTACACCGTCATTCATTCCAACTTCGCAACAATCAGCCATTGTTGCAACACAATTCTTAATAGTCTGTATATCGTTGCTTGCCAATATGTTTTCAAATACCTTTTTCATAACCGTATGTTTTTAATGTTACTTCAGAAAATACTCTCTGATATTATACACGCCATCCTTGTCTTTCAACAAGTCGAGTGCAAGGCTGTGTGCATACTTCACCAAATGTTCTGTATCAATCTCCTTAACATCTTCCTTGCCGAGTATCTTGGCGATGGTGCATCCATGGTCGCTTACAACCTGATTCATGGCAACGTACAAAGCGTAGTCATTGTAGTAAGGTTTCTCCTCTGTTACAAGTCCGAGACCAGTCATAGCATTGAGCCATGTCTGCATATCCCAAGTTGCAGCTGGATTCATTCCGTTCACAATCTCTGAAGCCTCCTTCTTAGTGAGATAGTTCTTCCACTTAATTGCACAAAGTTTTTCAACGTACTCTTGCGCAAGCTCTGGGTGCTTCGATGCCATATCCTTCATCATGCAGCGCATCGTATCTCCGAATGTGCGCATATACTTTACATTAGTTGATGATGCCATCATTCCGTAAAGCTCATCAAACTTACTCATAATGTCTTTTGCTTCCATATCTTATATATTTTTAACCTATTATCAAATCTTTCAACTCTACAAAGTCCTCCTCTGTGAAATTGATGCTTCGTTTGCTGCCAAAGAGGATAGCGGTTGCGATATTGTCTGGCAGGTCGATGGATATTGTGCCATTGTCAATATGCCCGTGAATAATGCCAAATTCAAAGTGATAATCATTTACAGACTTCAACATCTGCATCATATCCGCAAAGATTGTGTCGGCATCTATCTCTCCGTTCTCATTAGCGATGAATAGGGTAGCGTTGTCTATCGATTTATCCCACTTATCCTTATTCTTGGATATGATATTATGCGCCGCACGTTTCATATACACTGATGGTATGGCTAGCATCGGGTTAGCCTTAACCATATCGTCTATTCTTGCGTCTGCCCAAACGTCAACCGATTCAAGCAGTTTCTCTTTAAGCTCTGTTATATTCATTTCTTAGACCCTCCTTTCTTAGCTTGATTCTGACCATTAATCATTGCGAGATAATCCTTGTATGCCATATCTGGATAATTGGTGAGGTAGTCATCAAGCAAGGCTCGCTTCTGTTCCTCCTCCTTAGCCATCTCCTTCTTTAGCTTTGTTACGATGGATAGGTGATGCTTCAAAGCCTCCTTGCCTTGCTCTGTCTGCTCTATACGAGGTCGGATAATGCGTAGTTCCTCATCTTGCACAAGCTTAGATACGTACTGCAAACTCTCCACGTATTCTTGGTTTTGTATCAAGAACTGCTTCTGAGTATCTGTAAAACTATCCTCTATCTTATCTATCTCATCGAAGAGTGGAGTAGAAGATACCTGCGTCTGCATATTGATAGATGCTCGCTTCTGTTGTATTGCCTCATACATCTTCTGTAGCTCAGCATCCATCATTTGCGGCTGTTGCTGACTTGTGCCCATATCAAGCAAAGGGCTGTTTCCGAAATTCATCATAATCAATATCTTTAAGTTGGTGATATATTATAGAGAGGTGAGAGGGCATCCACCAACGAGGGCAAACACCCCTCACCAACTCATTTTTTCTTAGTCTTTTTTACGGACTTTCTTGCTCTGTTACGCTCCTGTAGTGGGCGTGGAAGGAGCAGTGCTGTTACAGCAATAGCTGCCGTAGCCCGAAATTACTGGCGTAGATGGGAGTACCAACTGACCACGCAAGCAATTGCAGGTCTTCTCGTTAACGTAAGCCATCATAAGCTTCTCCTTGTAAGGAGTGAGGGCTTCCATAACGGCTACCTTCTTGTCGAGGTCGCTATACTTAGCCTGTAGTGCGTCATACTGGTCTCTCTGATTCTTGTACAAACCAAAGTCTGCATCAATCTGAGACTTGTAAAGACCGAACTCAGCCTGCATTGCACGGCGGTTCTCAGCGTTGATAGCATCGTTAGCACCCTTATACATAGAGAACTTCTCTGCGATGTCAGTTTCACGCATAGCGTAGAACTTGTTAGCGGTGTCGAGCTTCAAACCGAACATGTCGGTAAGCAGCTTAACCTCATCAGCGCATTCCTTCTCCATTACCTGCAAGGCAGTTGGCTGATTAGCATTCGCATTTGCGCCATAACCGTAAGCGTTGATGTTAACGTTCTCAGGCATATTGCCGCCGAGTGAACCAAACACACTGCGATTACCTCCAAATAACCAAGCACCAGCACCGAGTGCCGTGCCAATGATACCAAGGGTAAGACCAGCATTTCCTGTTGCCTTAGAAGCATAATCATCGTGCTTCTTTCCCTCTTCGTAGATTTTCTTCTCTACGACCTTTGCATCTGTCATTTCCATAATACAATCTTTTGAAATCCTTAATATTAACTAACACTATGTAATCGATTACGGATGCAAAGGTACAAAGAACATAGAAGAGCAAATATAACTCTATCACACTTTCTTTTAGTGGTTGATTATCAATGATTTAAGCTGATAGTAGGTAGTATCATATATTGTTATGTATAATTTAAGGCAAAAAGTGCGTATATTTTTCGGGGAAATATGTGTGTTTTTGTCTATTATATTGCACCAAATAAAAAAGAGAGGCAATCACTTACCTCTCTTTAACGTTTATACTAATCAAAACTTAGCCCAATCTTCTATATCAATGTCCTTATCCCAGAAATCTTCTATTCTTGCATAAAGGGCATCAACATTAGCACAATGCAAGGAGCTGAGTTTCTTTTTGAACACCTCCATATCCACATCGTACTTTTTATCAAGTGAATCATAAATCACTGAATCTTCACAATGAGCAATAAGCATTTTAACGTTATATCTTATCGAATCATTGATGATTGTTCCGTTGAATGAGTCCGCAAGGAACATCCATTCATTTGCAGAGAATATACCACGAAGCTCAGTAGTAGATATTAATCTTATACTCTGTAAGGTATTTACTGTATCAATGACCGCTTGATTGATGGACTTGCCATCCTTAGTGAGCCAATCCGCAATTTCCTGCGGAAGGCGAATTGTCGCATTCTTAGTTTCTTTCATATCTAAAACGTGTTAAAATTATTAGAAAATTTCCTCTACTTCAAACTCTACGCTGCTCTCCCAGTCGTATGAATCAATATTATCTATATCATCTGAGGTAAGATAATAATAGGCAGTTATTCTCATTCCATCTATCTCTATAGGTTCACCAGCATACTCATCTTTGCCGAGATGCGAAGGATTTTCAAAAGATGGATACATAAGTCTGCTAGTTGGTTCTTTATCGGTTTCCATTGCTTCATTAACGATTTCAGAGCCGAACGCCAAAAAAGCTTGTGATTTACTTAATCTACTCATAAAATAGACTTATCCGTGATGTCGAGGGCTGAATTTATTAATATTCAATCTTATAATAGAGCTTCAATGGAGACTCCCCATCACAGGTGACTGTAAGAGTAAGGTTCTTACAAACAATCTCAGCATTTGCCTTTGCTTCATCTACACTCATATCCATATCGTAAGCAAGACCATCCTTACTTGCGATATACTCATTAGCAATTTCCATTGCCTCTGATTTTGTGCGTGGGAAAAAATTAATTTTCTTCATATCTTGCTGTACTTTAAGTTATTGTATTATTTACGTTCGCAAAGATAATAAGAAAAAATTAAATATGCAAATATTTAGCACATAAATATATGTGCTTTAATTTTTTTTAATAGAACAGCCCGATATATCCTATATAATAAGGTGTATCGGGCTACGAACTTGTTATTGTAGATACAGATACAATCCTTCCACGAACCACATTATCAATATCATAGTTGACATCGTTACCCAAGTCAAGAAGTACTTATCTATCGTTTTATACTTATAGGAAAGGTACAGGTATGCTATGAACGTGCAGTTGATAATTATCAGTATAGCTACTATAATCAAAGTACAAAACATATAATCCATACTCATATATGCTCGCTTATCCGTGCTGCGATAGGGCTTATTAATACGTTATGATTTTCTCTTGCTCTTAATGAAGTGCAGTATATCCCACTTCTTCCAATATCGGGTGTGCCCACGTTTCTTGCATTCGCCATGGGGCAAATCGCCCCTAGCCACCATTCTGTTAAGGGTAGCATCAGAAACGTGCAGTTTCTCCTTGACTTCCTCGGTAGATAGCATCGGGTTGAGAGCATACGGCAGATAGTTCTCACAAAGGTCTTCTATCTCATCGCTACTCATTCCGCAAGCAGTTACCTTCTCCCCTCTCTTCTCTTGCTCGTCTGCTCGAAAACAAGAATCCGATAACGATTTTAATAACACTCCCAAGGTGTGATAACCAAATAACTTTCCCATATCATTATAATCTAGAGATTAAACTTTGACAGCCCTTGCCTGAGAAATACTTATCGGCAAAACCATATACATAAAATATAATGGTCATTACAAGTATTACAGCATTAGCTTCCACCATTTCGTTGGTGGTAAAAACATTCCAGTATACGATATGAATAGCATTTATCCCAAATAGGTAGATGATCATCGGAATACGCCATCTGTAGCAGAGCCAAAAGAATCTGCTCGCAATTATAAGTACAAGCGGATGGATGTAAACGGAAAAATAGATAAATGCTGCCGATACCCAATTCTCCTTAAACCATACGCACATTTCTTTTTCATGAGACGCAAATGTTACCATGCATGCAATATGAAAAAGCATGATAAACAGAGGCATCACTTCACAATAATACTTAAACCAAGTGAGTAGCTTTATGCTGTAGCCTCTACCTGCAAGGATAATGACGTTTATCATTTCGCTAACGTCCATGTCCTTAAACATTACTCTTGACAACTGTACAACACCGACTGATTGAACTAACCGATGGACTTCATCTTCTTCCTCTTTAGTCATAAGCTATTATATTTTAGTTTATTTAAAAGATTGATGCCGCAAAGATACGCATTTTTAAAAGTAAGAAGTCGGCTTTAGGTTAATTTTTGTGTTAAACTTTATAAAAAGTAACAATCTGAAAGTTTTGTTACTAAATTCTTGTTACCATTTTATCGTTTTTTAGTAACAAAAACATTGCGCTTTCAGTTTATTTTCGTAACTTTGCGGAATAAATCAAAACATTAAGATTATGAAAAAGTTAGAACCATACGAAAATCAAATGGGATACCTAGTAGGTGGCAGTAGGTTGCCATCAACTCCTGGAGAGCGAGAGTTGGAGCACAAGTGTAATCCGCACCCTAACGACTGGATAGATGATATCTATGATTTCAACAAACTTCCTTTCGCTGTTAGAATGACAAAAGGTCTAGTAACGCAAGCAGAGGAGGAACGAAGAAAAGGTAGATATGGCTATCTTAGTGATTTAATTCCATCTTTCGGTGGCTCTGATGCTCCCATATTTCGCTGACATGATATTAGAACCTATAGAGAAGTTCGATGCAAAGCATTTTCCTGACGGACGAGAAAAGAATAAGGCGGTCACTGTGTAGTGAACCGCCTTGTCTGTTCTTATCCTTCGAGCAAATCAACTATCTGACCATATCCACCTACAGCCATAACTGGGCAGAGTATCTTCTTAATAAGTATAATGTCCTCGGCTTCGATGTCTACGTTCTCGGCATCCTTACCTATCTTGCAGGCAACCCGATAAGCACGTAGCTTTTCTTCGCCCGATAGCTGAATACTCTGATTGTCTATCACTTCGAAGAGTACCTTACCTACAATATCGCCAATAATCTGTGGCTTGTAGGTTTCTTCTCCGTTCTCGTTCTTTACTGGTGCTACTATCACCTCACCCTTCCAATTTTTGAAAGGTACATTAAAATTCTTTTTCATATTTATATGTTATTTAAAAATTAAACACCCATGTTCCACATCACCCTCCAGTTGGATCCTGTATACACGACACATACCATCTCGTTCTGTGTTTTAAGCGTATAAAATGTGGTAACGCCACCAGGAGTATAAATCTGCGTACCGTCGGTCGTCTTCATAGAGTAATTGTGCCTGGTTGACCTTATAATCCAATACATCTGTCCTATTTCCGGATTCGTGGGCAGACTGATTGTTACCGGACCAACCTCCACTGATGTATCTTCGCCTGTAATACTGTTATGCTTCTTCCAGGTTTCAACAATTTCTACGACTACATCATATTTTGACAACGTCTGGCTTGACGTAATAATTCTGAAACAAGGTCTGAATCCGGCAAAATCACCTTTATCACAAAATATTGCATGATTACCGCAAGGATATACCGAGTTAACGACGCCTGTATCTCTCGAAAGCCTATCTATGTTACCAGAGGCTGAAACATACAATGCGATATTCTTTAAATTTGCTATACCAATATTACCGCCATAAGATGGTGTTGCATGGTCGTACTTAACAACTATCTGCTGACCAACATAGTCCAATCCATATTTCCAGTTAGCTCCAATTATATTATCAATGCCATGAGTTTTGTTATCGAAGGAAATATACCCTGGTGTAAGCATGACTTTGTTTTGTCCGTTGATTCCATCTATACTGGTCTTTCCTATATTGAATCCACCTATATATCCGCTCGTAGCATACATTGCTCCATCGCTCGATACGTAGAACGATGACTGGCTAGCTGTATCACCACCAACAAACAATGGCGCATAAGTAGTATCATCTACCTTACACGCTTCAATCTCGTAGTTACCGAAATATCCCACCTTGGTAGTTCCATCCTCAGACTTCGCCCAAAGATGCTTTACCTCGATTTTATCAGCATCAATCAGGTTAGCATTGAGCTTGCCATCTTGGGCAAAGAGAGCAACTTCATCTTTATTGTATATAGTTACCTTATCGCCCTTAATAGCAACTTGATTCCCGCTAATAACAATACCTGCCGCAGCAAAATCCTTAACCAACTGAGAGAAGTCTGCAAGCTGACCGATACTCATCTGCTTGTTGGTAATGACCGTTACTTTCTCTCTGAATACCTCTTCATTGTCAGTACGTGCCTTGCGGTTGACACGCTGCGAGGCAAAAAGATGTACTACCTTTTTCATAGGCTATTATCCTCCTTTTAATGAGTACTGATATAATTGTCTATAACATCAGTAGCTACAGCCTTCGCCTTCGTGCGCCACTCCTGCATAGCTTCATACTCAGCTTCGTGTTCCTCATCATCGGCATCGAGCTTTTTCCCATCCGCAATTTTGGCAAGGTTAGCGAAATGGTTATTGATGATAGCTTGCATCTTATCTGTCGGATAAGCGGATGAGACGATTGCATCAACAACCTTACCTCGCTCCACAGGCTGCTCGATACGCACAACGTATGCAGAATAAGCCATTCGGGTAGTAGTATTCTTACTTCCGTTACTGTTAATATCCGTGCCACTTGCTAACTCAATCTTCTCAACATCAAAATTGATGCGGACGAAATTACCCTCATACTCTATCAGACTAGGGGTGTAATCAAATGTAGACTTTCTAATTTCCATGATAATATCCTTTCTTTTTTAATATTACATTTATGCTTTTGTTCCTACTATTCTGAAATCAGGGTTGCCGCTCTGATTCATTCTACGCAACTTTCCCAGGAACGGGAATTTATCATTGTCTGAGCACCATTGCAACTGCTCAACGAGTTTCTTGTTGTTAGTAAAGAACTTAAACTTCTGTCCATTCTCCTCAACGCTAACAACATTGCTCTTCCCTGACTTATGAACCTTGCTATCTACATCAAATTCAACATCAAGGAAAACAATAGTTCTCTCGGCAAAGTAGCTTGCACTCATTCTCTGACCTTCGAACATTCTCTTGCCGTTGGCATCTCTGTCCTCAATCTGCGGCATCTTAAAATCATCAAAACTATTCATTTTTGTTATCATTTTCCAAAGATTAAAACCATCGCAGTGCATCAACCAACCCTTGTAGCTCATAGCTACTTGGTATCTCCTCATAGGATTTTTAAGGTTGTGTATCTTCTTTTTGAATTTCTCCTTCATGCGCTTTCTTAACAATGTATGGTTGAAATAAAAACGGTATCCTACGAAATCAAGGAAATGAGTATCATCAATTATCTGCATTCCGATATTGCTATGCAACTCCTGGTGCATCACATCATGTGCATATTGCTTGATGAAGTTCACAGCTTTCCATACTTCTTTCTCGTTTCTACCCAAGATAATAACATCATCACAATATATCTCTACCTTAACATCAAACTTCCTACATACCAATCTACATAAAATGCTCATATAGAAGTTGGTGAGAGTCTGAATAGGATACAGACCAATCCCTAAACCTTTAGGAAGAGCGAAAATAACTTCATACAGAAGTCTTCTGATACCTTCATCGGTAAAGAAATCACATAGAGATTCATATATCTCTTGCTGGTCTACGTTCTCATAGAACTTTATAAAGTCAAGTTTGCAGTAATACAATCTTCCACATGACTTATTTTCATCTATCCAACGTTCCGTTCTGCGCTTCGCATAAATCATTCCTCTGCCTTTTACACTTGCTCCACTCTCTATATAGAGAGCTCTTATAAGGTGAGGCATCAGAATTTGCATCAAGGCATGCTGCTCAACATGGTCTGGATAGTACGGAAGCTTATGCAGCTTTCTTACCTTACCGCAAGGGCATCGTCTCATACAATCGTGACCTTCGCTAGTCTTGTAAGTTCCATCTATAAGACTCCTCTGTAATCTCAGAAGGTTTCCGTTATAGTCTTTATCGAATATAACTACGCCCTTCTTTCCTTTCTTTCCCTTGCGTGATTTCTTAACCGCTATATTGAGGTTAGTCATATCACTAACAAGATACACTCTGACCTTTCTATGCTTCTTGCGAAGTTTAGCCTTGCGCTTATACGCCAGCTCTTGTGTGTCCGTCATTTTTATATTTCAACCAATATTTCAAAAATCGCTTTTTCTCAATAGGCTTTCTACACTCTCGGCTCACTGGCTTTCGGTATATGCGTACAACTGCATTGCTTACTTGCGAGAGGGGACTCTGTTGTAGTCGGACATACCCAACCACTCATACCCAACGCCTTTTATCTTTGCTCTGTCGGGATAAAATATCCCTCCATCGAGACAGGTTCAATCATGTGCTCTCTCGTCCAAGCTATCTCGTAGCTCTACGACTTGCGAGGAACAGTGTAAATTATATCGTCATTCTAAAAATAGAAATCTTGTGTAGTAATTCAAGCGAGCGCCGATGTTCGTCCTCGAGTTCGAAAAACCGTTGTTCGAGTTCGCGTACGAAAGACCGCATTGCGACCTGTTGTTAGCGTCACCCCCAACGGCCAGCAGCTCCATGATGTATCACCTTTTCTTCACCCACTCCATGGTTGTAGAAAATCTTATCGCACGGAATTGGGTTGTTTATATTTTTGTGCTTCTGCGAATCCTATTAACAGGAGATTTCAACTTTCCAGTTTCAATCTTGCGTTTTATATTATTTTTATTAATTCTCTATTTCTGTCTAGCTCACTAGCAGATGTGCAGCCAACGCTAGGCGTTGTCTCACATCGCCATGAGCTCCGAGCCGCTCACGATTATCGGGTTTCCGTAGAAAGCCAAGCGAGCGCCGAAGGACGGCCACGAGAGCGAAAAACCGTTGCTCGAGTTCGCGGACGAAAGACCGCATCGCGACCCGTCGAGAGCGGCACCCCCAACGGCCAGCAGCTCGCCATTAGTCGATGCCCAGAATCCATCGCAGTAGTACGTACTGTCACTGCCTCCTACTGCTTGCGGAAAGGCATCCCAATGTGCGCCTAGCGTCTTGCGTGTGATAAACTCTCCTCCATTAGCAGATGATGGAATAGTAAACTTCCTTCCATCTGCTGTATTGCTTACTCGGTTTCCGCTATAGACAACAGCATATCTCGTATCGCCATCCATATAGAATCGAATATTTGGACGGAACTCCCAAAGCTTACCCCATAAGTCCTCAAAGCTAAAAAGCTTAACAGGATATTGGTCGCCTAGAGTAGCATCATTATAGAGTACCTTACCGCTGCCATCACCGAGAGAGATACACTTACCCATAGGTACATCACGACAAGCTTCCCATTTAGAATGCTGGAATCCTGCTCCAATTACAGATTGTGTATTAAGGTCACCGAAACTTACTTGTTCCAATGCTTCTATGAGGCATTGGAATCCATAGTTTGCAAGACCGAAGTTCGAACCAAGCTTCTGTGCGCAAGCCCAGAATGCACTCATCGTTCTAGAATGCGAAGGAGCAACATTAGGTCTTGAGTGACCAACACCGCTTCCATCCACATACATTTTGTATGCACCTACCCAGTTTGGCGAATCGAAAGTCTTGCCGCCTGCGATAGGAAACAGTCCGCCAAATTGCATGGTCTTGTTATCAGCCTTGAAATGACAATCGGGAACATGAACCATCGTCTCATACTTAGACGCATCATCCACCTTTGTTCCGTCAGCGAAGAACTCCCATGTGCTGGCATTGAGTTTTGCTGCATAAGCTTTACCATTCACAACCTTCATCATATATCCACCCATTGCTCTCTGATACATATCAGCCATGAAAGGCGTAGGGAGAGCGAACTTCGGGTTGGAAGACTGCTCTAGTGTGATTGTTGGATAGAAGATATTATTACCCATCATCTTCTGAAGGTCACCGAGGCTTAATCTGCGAAGAGCTCCATCTGCAACAATCAGAAAAGTCTGGTCGGTATTCATTGCCGACACGACTTTTTTCTCTGTTAATTTTACACCCATATTTATATTATATTTTAAAATATTACTAATCTATCAACGGACTGCCATCTTCATCAAGCAGGTAATTATCACCTTCGTCAAGGAGATAGTCGTTGGCATGTCTCTGCCCGTATTCTATCTGTTCTTCAAGATAATCACTCTCGACATCGCCAAGACCAGACTCCTTGATTGAGAAGTAGCATGAATTTCCCTCTTGCCAAGACTTATTTGTAACGATGTTACCATTAGTTGCTTCTGTAAGCCATTGCAATTCTACGATGCGGTTAGGGTATTCAACAACCCTTCCGTTATACTCCAAAATAGCCTTGTTGCTTCTGTATATCTTGCCCCATTCAATATCATAGCATACCATAAACTTAGGCTGGTTGAAAGAAGGATAGAACCTAGAAGCGGAAAATTGGAACTGAGCAACAGCCTTGCCGTTTATTACCGCCTTAATGGTATAATTATTCTTCTCTACAAGTCTAAGGTCAAGTACAATCTCTGATGCAGAGATAGATATAATCTCGTTAGGGCTTGCAGCAGACGAAGCAGACATCTTAGTCGTTCCTCGATACAGCTCAATAGAGAATCCGCTTGTAATTCTATCCTTAGACTTATATACATCAATCGGAATATGACATTCATACTGATTGCCGTCAAAGCAAGCGTTTCTTGCTTCCGTAGATGCAGCTATGATATTATTAGCAACCTTATATTCATAGAGTGCCAGTTTGTCAAGGAATGGGTTATAGGATATATCGGTATCTTCCCGAATACCCATACCATAGGTATCTGCGCCCTTATCTGCCGTATACAGAGTGATAGCATCAGCGGTGATATGCAATATAGAGTTCGTTCTATAATCATACAGGTCAGCTTCGAATTGCAACTGCTGCTTATCATTACTTGAAAGATTCCTCTTGATAGTAAGCGAACCACGATTAGATGTATTGCTCGTATCAATACTATACTTACCGCTCCAAGCATCTATCTTAGATATATCCTTCCATTCCGTGCCAATAGAAACCTTCCACACCATATTGGCAAGAGAGATATTCGACTGCTTACTATCCCATGAGTCATCCTTTGCCGTAGCATTGACTTGTGGATAGGCAACACATTCAAAACCGCTCTGAGTTCTGTCTGGGAAGAATTTATCACCCGACATGGTCTGTATGAATGGAGACTTAGGCGATGCGCATACTACAGATACAGAGACATCCAGAGGTGCGTATTTTCTATTAGCCTTATTACTTACTATTGGCATAAGCGTTCCTCCTAATCTTCAACTGTTAAATAAGCATCTGCTGACACCGATACACCGATGATATTATTATTCTCATCAAGGGTATCAGCATTCCTCACAATAAATCCGTCACTGATATTCTTAGCCCAAGTCATTGTCTCTGAGCGTTTATTCGCTATTTTACCATTGTTATCGGTGAAGATAACGAAAGTAACATTGCCAGTTATAGCCTTCGGTACTTTACCTGTCTCGCAGTTGGTAACGATACATCTGAACGTCTGATTACTATCTTCATCAACCTGTCCTACCGAATTAAGGGCAAGCTGATAAATATCTGATATATCATCAATGCTGATACCAGTTCTGTATACTGCTGCACCATCAATAATAAATTCGAGGACGAAGAGCTGGTGACTATCTACATAGAGCTTATCCGTATCTCCTGTCTTGTCTCTGTGAATAGTGATTCCGCTTGCCGGATTATTGTAAGTACCTGCAAGGTCTGTTCCGCTGCCACGATATAGATTAATTGTATAAGAAGAAACCTCTCCACCTGCGGAGTTGAACAGCCAAGGTTTGAGAACTGCTTGCGTCTGTCCCTTGCTTAACACCGTAGTATCTGCTGATACACCTCCGAAATAAGATGAGCCACCCAACATAGATACCAATATATCTATACTCTTCGACATCGGATATATGCTGGCTCCCATCACGGCATCACCCGAATATGTAAGCGTATCGGAATCTTGGTTTACCTTTGATGCGAGGTCTGCGATAATAGCGAGTGAACCATCCGCATGATTGAGCTTGAATCTGCCATCTACTGTGGAAGTCTCCCATCCTGTTCCACTAAAGCCGAAACCTAAATCCTTGCCATTGTAAGCCCATGCGTGATTTGTTAATGTCACGTTATTTTTGCGTGCAGAGCCTACAGTCGGTGTAATGACTGGGTGTGTTCCGTCTTCACTCCATTTAGGAGAGACGGTAAACGTGTCTGGGTTCAAACCCTGAAAGAGCGGAACGCCATTCGTTTGCAGATTGATGGATAACGTGTCACCCTTCGGTGTTCTTCTGACCGCTGCAACAGCAGAAAGATGTATTTCCTTTCCCATATTTTAATCTCCTATTTTTTAAACTTTAATATATTCTTGATGTATTTTGCCTGTTGTGGTGGTTGCGGTGAATATAAATTTTGCAGTATCTCCCTTTCCTATATCGTCTTCTGTTCCATCATTAGACCAGACAATATCTATTGAGCCATTGAAGTTCTTAACCTTATCCTTAGTCGCCCATGCAGCATCATCTACGGAATCATTGGTTTTGCGTGTCACCTTCCATGATGCTACTCCGTTTGATACATCCTTATCACCAAGCATTAACTTGGAAGTAATGTTGTGAGTCTCGCCTATAGCGATACCGCTGTAAACAATATCGGTATATAGGATAACTTGCGGCTTGTATATATTCGTAGTCGCCTTCCAATAAGGCGAATCCTCAGATGGTTCTTCGGTCGTGGTCTGTCCTTCTGGAGAGATACATAGCCATCTTGTGCCAAGCCATGTAACCTCATCATAGTAGCTGTATTCCGTACCTTCCTTCCAATCACCACGATAGACGGGAGTCCATACCTTCTCTCCGTCAACGGTGGTTATGTGGTAGTACTTTGACACGATGTTAATGCCGTTGAATCCTACATCGAAGATGGATTTGCCTTTAAGGGAGTAGGAGTTGATGCCTCGGTACATGGTGAACGTAGGTGCGGAATCTCCTTCGGTCTCCATCATCAGAAGGTGTTGTCTGCTCTTGTCACTTCTGTTACCCATGAGGACGATGGTATCTCCTACAGCAGGGGTATCCGAGCCTTCCATGCAATTATCCTTCGCTATCTGAATCCAAGCGAACTTCTTTCCGTCATAGAGCTCGTGACCTTCATCATCGGTGATTACTTCATTCTCGGTTGAGACCTTGGAAATAAGTCTCCAATAGTCCTTGTTGCTGACGTTCTCATAGATACCAGGTGCTATGTTGAACGTCTTGCATCTAACTTGGTCTTCCACCTTGAATGAGTTGATTGTTGCTGTCGTTCCATCATCAGCGAGGAGATAGCATTTCCAGCCAATCATTTCATTAGTTGTCTCGCTATATACTTCTTTGATGTGGCTTATCTTGCCAGCAGCAGGTGAGAGGACGATATTGCCTCCAACGTAGCTGAGTTCCCTGATTAAGAGGGTATTGAATATCGCCTTACCCCATACAATCAAGTCCGTGAGCAACATCTGATACTTACCATCACTTCTTTGCTTGATTGCGAATCCACTCTGTTCCGATTCATTGAAATCGAGTGACTTCAATAACTTCACCAAGATACTAGACAGGATAGCGTTTCCGTTACCGTCTATGCTATAGTTGCTTTCGTTTCCAAAGAACAATCCTTGCACGAACTTCTGTACCTTCTCGAAGGTGATAGTACCATTTGCGGTATCGTCTTTCAGTTTAGAGAGATACATTTTATCGGTTATACTAGCATTAAAGCTATTGGTATTACTACCACCAACCATGCTAGATAGAGATTTAACAGTTTCTCCTTTTACTGCATCAATAATCTGCTTCGTATCACTCTTTGTAACTTCCAACGAATTAACAAGCTCAATCTCAACTTCTGCCAGCTCATCGTTATCAACCTTTACAGAGTAGTTGCTGACGAAAACTTCGTGACTAATAAGATTTCCATCGCTATCCGAATCGCCCTGTATTTGTATTGACAGCTTTGCATTCTCGTTTAGCTTACTTGCAAAGTCAGGATTTTCTTGCAAGAATATGCGAGAAAACTTAACAGAGTAGTTGAACTGGTCTGTATTGTTTTCGCTCATGTGCTTGATAAGAGCATCATCGAGTCGTTTCTCTGCTGCCGTTACAAGAACCTTTGGAGGTTTGATGCCTGTGATAACAAACAAATCTCCCTTTTGCGGTTTAAATCCAGCACTCGCGTTTGGCATTATGATACCTAGTGTTGATGTGTCCTTCTGAACCGCAATCCATAACTCTTCTTTCGTTGAATCTTGGTTTGATTTGTTATCCTCAACGTATGTGTCGTTAAGAATATAATCACCTTTGCTATTCATTTTTCCACTATCTGACTTCAAATTTCCATTTCCGTCAGTAAGTACATTGTTATAGCACTTATTATTTGTGCTATTCCAATAGCAGTCAATTGTAAACGAACAAGCAGGGCATCCGTTACTCTTAATTAGATTTATCTTTGCAGGTTCACTAGCCAAAGCATGTGCAAACAAGTCAAAGCCAAAATCTCCATTAAACTTATGTAGCTTTATATAGAAATAGTTATGAATATATTTTCCGTCACTATCCTTTACATCGCTATCTTCTTTATCAAAAGCAACATCTGCAATCTCTCCGAATAACTGTCCTTCCGCATTTACAATTCCCTTGATAGTTGGTTTTATACCATCAAAAGTAACAGTTCCTTGATGAGGATTTCCTTTCTTATACAAGTTTACAAACTCGTAATATCCATTACCGATTGGCAACTTGTGGGTGTTATTCAAAGCGTAATAGAAACGCTCTGCACCTTTCGTGTTGCGATATATAGAAGGCATAAGTACCGATGATGGTGCAATCCATTTTCGACCTGTTACAGACACTTGTACTGCATCATCCTCTGTTCCAGTATAGATTTTATCAAACCCATAAATACCTTCGTCATTTTTTCCGAAGTTATAGTCATACTCTACATATTTTGCAGATGCTATTCCATTAACATAAATACCAGAATTGTCAAGAGGAATATAATTATCACCATTTTTCCAACTATATTCTGAATTTGTGTCAAGAGAAAAAACTACATCACCACTAAAAGAAACCTTCCATGCACTTGAACCATAAAATGTTCTTTTTCCGTCCATAGTGAACACTTTGCAGTTGTATGAAAATATTGCATCAATATCAATATAGAATGTTCCATCTTCTGCAAATTCAACACTACATGCATCACCCAAGTTAGAATCAGTACATACGTTTTTATAAAGGTCGTGATATGTTGTGTATATATTTATGGTTCTTGTTGCACTTGATAGGTTTGTTATATTCTCTTTTTTTTGAATATAGTCAAACAGCTCAAAATTAAACGAGATTTTAGAGAAATCTATAATCTGACCTTTCTTTACATTTATTTTTATACTAACCCAAAACCAACATTTAACCTTTGGATTTTGACTATTGTCAGCTTGCGTAAGATTCTCAGGAGAATAAGTATCTCTTACATATAATGTAGACACATCAACATTTCCTTCGTACTTTCCCTTCTTACTCTTAAAAAGAACAAGATTATCGTTATATTTTGAATATCTCAAATAATCCGATAACGTAACATCTACATGCTCACTTGCTATATTTTTTGCGTCAAATATAGCCTCACCGAACTCATCATCATTAGGATAGTAATATGGCAGATTATCAGATGAACCGTAACCTGTTATCATATCAACTATCTTATAGTTCGCATTCTCCTTAGATACAGATATAAGAGCATCACTACTACCATATTTAATAGGTGTATCGGTTAAGTCGTGCTGTACCTTACCGACATGACAAACGCTGCCATCCCAGTAGTAATCAAGCTCAAAAGTTGTGTTGATAAGCTGTAAAACATCAGTCAAATATTGGTCTTCAAATGATACTTCCTTAACTTCATCTGTTCCATACCCTTCATCAACAACAACGTAATATCCCTTGTATTCATCTGTAGGACGATACAATCCACAATATGCCATTGAGCTATTGACGCGAGCAACAAACTCATGGATAGTTCCACCAAACGTGAACTTTGTCTGATTTGAGCGGTATCTGTCTTTATTATGTGTATCAACATCATCAACGACAACATCAAAGAACAGAGTGTTATCAAGCAATTCTCTTCTAGATGTGAAAGTGATTTCGCTCTTCCACATTCTAGACGAATTATCCTTTGTAGAGTTTGGTGTATAGGACGCAAAGAATCTATCGCCATTGTACTCCACGAACTCTTCCTTCTTCCATTGCAAAGGCTCAGATGAATATATTGTAGCAGTAAGGGTAGGAGCACCACCCATACGTTTTGTATCGTAGGTATATGATGATACAATAGCAGGGTTAGCTTCCGATGGGAACAAACCGATAATTTCATTACCAGTGTTCTCATCGTAAGTCAACTTCTGTATGTATAATGATTCTGCCTTCATGTTTATTCTTTATTATTGTTTGTATTCTTTGTCATTGCGGTAATCTCAGCTTGTTTTTCGGCACGTTCATCTGCCTCTTCTTGCTGAGTCTGCAATCTTACTTCCTCGTCAGGTGCAGAAACAGTATTCTTTTCAACACCAGTCTTAGTAGAAATCAAACCTGCACCGCTCAATGTACAAAGCATCTGATTCCATGCACTTTCATCGAATGGCTGCCAAGGCTTAAATGATGTACTGATTCTCATCTGCTTAAACTCAGTGATAGCAGTAGGATTCTCGCCGCTTGCAACCAACTGCTTTGCCAATCCTTCCTTGAACAATCTTGAATGTTTGCTGACGAAATTCTGCCATTCAATAGCTGCATTGTTAGCCTCCTCAATATCCAAAGAACGTGTCATCTGAATTGCCAAACCGCTTATATCGCCACTAGACTTAATATCCTTCGGCAAGATAAATGTACATCCTGTAGCAATCTGCAATTGGTCGAGAATTGACTGCATGAACTCAATCATGTTCTGTGGAGAAGGTGGAGTCTTAAACTCTGCGCTGCCATTTCCTTCAATGCTTGTATCATTCAGGATGATAGAACCAGCAATCTTCTTTGCGGTTTCATTGAGCTTCCCCTTGATATAAAGGATTCCCCATCCGTGACGTTTTTGGATGACCGCAAACAGATTATAGATAATCTCGAATAGCTCGATAAGGTCTTGACCGTTATTCCAAGCAACATCACCACGCTTTGTAACAAGTGGACTCTCCGAGAATCCGTGTTTTTCCTTGCTTTCCAAGCACCAGCCTTTTAGTACTTCGTTTGTATCAACGTCCTGAACGAATACATCTGTGAAATGATAATGATATGTCTTATCGTATGCATCAATGTGTCTTACATTATCCTCTGTGCGATAATACACGCAATCAAGAAGCGGTTCTCCATTATCGTCTTTGTGTGTGATAATCTGATAGCCATCTTCATACGAGAATAGCCTACTTTTTACTTCGTTATCCTCATTCATGTAAACGAGTAAGCCAACATCACCATAACTCTGCTGAATACGTATAGCTTGCATTTCGATACCATCCTGATTTGTCTCTTTCCAATGCCACTTGAAATCGGCAAAGTTCTTTTTGAGCTTATCAGCCGGATTGCTGTCATGTAATATGTGGTTACGTTTATTACCACCTAAACATAGAGCTTTCTTGTCAACAATACGTTGTTGCATAGGAATGCCAAACTTCTTAAACTCAATCTCGCAATAACTGCCATCATCAAGCTTGCAACATATAGAAGGTAAGTTCGTATCAAACAATACCCTGTGAGAATAAGGGTCTAACTCCTTCGCAAAACGCTCTTGACTAACAACTATCTTGCTAATATTTGGGAGCTGTGCTTCTTTTCGGAAGTTCGTCTTAATATCCGAACCATCAGAAGAATCGTTGATAGTAATAGAGCGCGAACCTCTCAAAAACGGCTTTTTCAGAAGCAGTTTCTGCGGATTCTCCAAAAAATCATTAATTATATCTTGTCTCTTTCTACTCATCGTTATTGTCGTTTAATGATGGTTCAACATCGTTGCTATTTTGTGAATCGTTGTTCTCTTGTGGGTCAATCAATCCATAATGTCTGCAACAAGCTTTTTTTGAAGCCCAGTAGTTACATTCTCTGTTTGTAGTAGGACAAACAATATCGTGTTTGCTTGGTACTACGATGATTCGCTTCTGCTTCTGTGACTCTTCCATTTCGAATTTATCATTCAGCTTTACACGTATATCAGTCTGCATCTTCAATGCATCTTTCGGTTCAAGATTTCCATCACTAAGAGCTTGGTCTATCTTGTCGAGCATTTTAAGAAGCTCGTTTTTGTTCTCTTCCTTGGTGATAGCGTTGTTATTAACATTTCCGATACCGAAAGGTTCTAGAACATCTAGCAGTTTCTTGAATCGTGGAGTTTCGTAGAATTTCGCTGCATCCTTTTCACTCTTACGATAAGCAAGACGATACGCTAAAGTCTTATCTTCCAATGCGTCACATAGGATAGCAAACGCAATATCTTTCTCATCGCATTTATCCCAGTCAATCCGCACGGATTCAAGAATCATTTTTATATTTTCTTTTTTCAGCATATATTCTAAAATTAATAGTACAACGTATCATCATAAATGCTCTGTGCATTAGGATTCTTTTCTTCAACATCTTGTGATGCAAGTCTGAATCCTTCTTGTAGCTCGCTACCATACTCCATATTCAAACATGGGTACATTCTCATTGCGCAAGGGTCGAGTAAGTCCATAGAACGGTCTTTTCCAAGATTTCTGTTCATTTCCTTCTTGCTCTGTAACTTCTTCTTTCCGCTCTGCATCTTATCAAAGCGAACTACCGCACATTCTTCCATGAACTCATTCTGTATGGAAACTCTGTATTTGAGGTTTTGATGCGTATAAACCGCATTTGCAACCTTATCAGAGAATGTGAGCTGTCCTCGCTTAATCATATAACTCAGTCGCAAGTAGCATAGGTCTTTTATTGTCATAGCAGACAAATAATAAATTCCCATTGCCTTTGCCGCTGATATGTAAGGTATAGCATCGGGTATATAGTCATTGAAATACCTACCTGCCGTAGCATCATAGATAATATGGCTCTCTGCTACTCCCTCACTTGCCGCGAATAATCTAGCTCTCTCTGCATTAATTCGCGGTGTCGAATGCATTACGATTTCGTAATTGACGATATGGAATCCGTTCCAAGACAACATCAGAGTATTATCCTTTCCGAAATCTGCCAAGTCGATTGTTATCCATTTGTCACCATTTACGGCTGGGTCTTTTACGAAGCAATCTCGTGCCGCTTGGCTAGGAATCGGTATATCCTCATCCTCTTCTGGGTCAACATTGAAGTTACCCTCCATAAGAGCTTGTGCCATTCTGCCGCCCGATGCAGCTACAGAACCTAAATAGCCAGAGTTGTTTTCAAGCATCTTCTTGTTTGAACCAAGTTTACCTTGATAGAAAACAAAGCTCTTAATCATTACTTCATATCCAAAGTTGCCGCCAATGGTTTTAAGCTTTCTGTCTATATCGATTTTACATTTCTCATAGACTTCTCGCTTAGACATCCCCCAAACAACATCCTTAACAGTCGGTCCTGCACAATAGAAGTATCTGACTACACCATCACGCTCTGGGATGATAAAACCATCTGAACCAATATACCAATCAAGGAATATTCTTGTCCAGTGGCTACGCTTCGGGTTAAGTGTTGCAAAGAACTTACCTGTAAACGTCTTGCTCTGACCTCTGTTTCGAGTCATAACGTATGAGAAAACTTCCCAAGTCATCTCCGTCAACTCGTCAATCGCAATCAAATCGTACTCCCATCCTTTCGCGCGCTCTCTCAACTTATCCATATTGGAATCGTCAAGATACGTCAAATCGACAAACGTTCCATTCGGAAATGTAACGCGCGGATTCTCGCTCTCTCTGATTTTTACGAAATCAGCTCCGAATATCTGTTTGAACTTCTCTACGAATCCTCCACCTGCTTTTTGATTACCAAGTGAACGGCGTGAAATCATTGCACGAAAATCTGGGTCGGTCATTAACGGCTCTGCCATCGCAAGTACAAGACCATACGATTTGCCTCCTCCGAGATTTCCGCCACCAAAAACAACGTCAACGTTGCTACTTGCAAAGGACATTTGAAAGCCCTCTTGTGGTCTGATTTCTATATCTTTATTCGTGTTCATGCTGCAAAGATACCTAATTTATAATATATAATAGCGTGAAAATAATTCTATATTGGTTACGTAACAAATAGAGTTTCTAAAAACAAGTAATTCAACACATTATTTAATTATCTTTGCAGCAGAATTTTAAAAATTAGTAATATGAAGTTTACAAAACAACAACTTTTAGACACCCTAAAAGCAAAGCTCACTGCAAACGGAAAACACCTTTCCATCAGTGAAAAGACAATCAAGAGTTTGAGTGATTCCCACTTTGACCTCTTAGTTGGTGAAGATACAGAGTTAGATGATTTGGTGAAGAAGATTTTGCCGCAGTATGTTTCCCTTAACGGCAACTACGAGAAGGACAATGCCGACTTTATCAAGAAATGGAACGATGAGCATCCTGACACCAAGCCAAACCCAAATGACGATGGCAAAGAGCCTTCGGCTGTTGAAAAGAAGCTTTTGGAACGCTTGGAAGCTCTAGAGAAGAAGGATGCAGAGTACGAAGCATCTAAGCTTGTATCACAGAAACGTAGTGAACTTCTCGCCAAGTTCAAGGAGAAAGGTATCAACGATAGCAAGTGGATTGACAAGTACATGAACAAGTTGAACCTCACCAAGGATTCGGACATCGAGCAGGAATTTACGGATGCGGAAGAGTTTTACAATCTCTCTCATTCAAAGCCAAACAACAACACTCCAGGTAGTGCTGGCGGTGGTGACAATGACAAGGCTGACGATTTCTCTGATGTTGTGGGTATCGTGAACCCTGACGCAGGCGAATAACATTATTCATTCACTATTAAACAAATTTACAAATTATGGCAGCAGCAGATGATTTCTATTTGAAGCATGGGTATGGCGGTCACTTTGGCGGTCGTACACTTATCCAAGCGCATGGTAAGATTGGCGGTCATAGAAGCGTTTTCATTAACCTCGTAAGCGGCAACAAGGACGCATTCGTTTACCCTCCTTTTGGTGGTGTTATCACAAATCCGTTCAAGGGTCGCGCTAAGGCTTACGCAGGTGATTTGTGCGAATATGACCCAGACACTTACGGCAAGAATGGCGGTCAGACCGTCAAGATTTTGAAGTATTACGAATTGGCAAAGGATGTCACAGCAGAAGACTTGACAATCAATCTTGTTGATGATGGCTACCATCACATTCCTTTTATCGGTGACAACATCATGGTCGCTCCATCAACTCTTACTGGTACTGGTACTGGTCTTACAGTTACAGGCGTAACCAAAGGCACAGAAGGTGGTGCAAACGTATTTATCGTAACTCTCGGTACAGCTTTTGGCGCAACCGCAAAGAAGGGCGATATTCTCGTTGAAGCAGCAAAGGTAGGTGCGAAGACTACTGCAATGGTTACAAATCCTAACGCTTACTTCGACAAAGATAACGACTTCTTCTATGACCCTAATTTGTCAACCAATGTTGAGGAAGGTGAGGGTGCTCAGTACTCTTACACTCCAGCATTGATTAAGGATTCAAGAGTAATCTTGAACTTGGCAAAGTGCAACAAGCTTCCACCAGCCGTACTTGCGATGAACACAAGAACAGAGAACGGATGGTTCGGATTCTAACCGCTCCAATTCAATAGGATAACAATAGGATAACATATCATTAATTTAAGTATTCAGGATATGCAACAATTTGATTTTAACAATTCGAGATACGCCAAGTTGTTCTCTTCTAAGGATAACATCAACTTTCTGAGAACCTTCTTGAACACCAAGGGGTTGCTCTATACCAACTATGGCTGGTATCTCACACAAGGTCGTAGAGCTTCTATGCCTACACCTACAGACTACGATGGCGTGGCTTCATTCAGCATCAAGTCTCGCAAGGCAGAGGCAGCTCCTTTGATGCACCTTCGCGCTCCACTTGGTGATGCTCCAGAAATGGATAACGAGGGTTTGGAGATGTACACAGGTACAATTCCAGACTTCATCGGTTACAAGTGGTCGGAAAACGCAAGACAACGCGAGTATAAGGAAAAACTCTTTGAGCAGTTCGGCAACGATGCAGACCTTATGGCTGCTTGGGTGCGCGATGTTGTTCAGGTAGGTAAGAACTCAGCAGAGGCAACACTCTCCAACTTGACCGCACAGATTATGACAACTGCAAAGATGAGTTGGAAGGGCAAGGGTGAAGGCTTGCAGCAGTTCTTGCAGAAGGTTGAACCATTCCCAACAGAGAACCGCAAGAAGGCTGGTGCAAAGGCTTGGACTGACCCAGACTGCAACCTTATCTCACAGATGAGAAAGATTGAGGACGATTATCGCGATGAGCGTGGTGGTACTGAGATTTCTCTCGTATGGAAGATGACTCGCAAGATGTACCGCGATGTATTCTTGCAGAACAAAGAGGTTAAGGAATGGTACATCAACTGGTGCAAGGCTCACGACCGCGCATATACTGCAAATATGCAGATTTTGGACGAGGACTTCAAGAAATCACTTTCCGACATGACAGGTCTTTCGCCTATCGAGATTGTCGTTGAGAAGGAGCGCAACAAGACTGTTACAACTGACACATTCGTGCAAGGTTGGGATGATAAGATTGTTGTACTTTGCCCTACTGGTGATAGCGTTGAGTTCAAGTGGACTCCTATCTACGACCAGACACTTCAACAGAAGTATGGCGCAAAGAACATTGATGTTTCTTGGGCTTCAATCGCTGACGGACTCGTTACCGTAGGAAACTACGCAATGGATAACGGTCAGTTCCGCGAGTGGCAGACTAAGGTCATGATGTCGGCTTGTCCTGCACTTCTCGACTTTATGAACCACGTAATCATTGATACCTCAACAGCAGGTAATTAATGGTGGTTCACTCACAATATACGATAACATTTAATTCATTTATCTCCCAATGGCAGCATCGAAGTTTGACATATTAGACTATTTGAGCGGCATGACTAACTTTGTCTTTGACAAGTCGGCATTAAACAATGTCGCTTTGGATTGCGGCGTTTCTGATGTTGAGTCTTATTTGGACTTGACAGAAGAACAGAAGGACAGATGCAAGATTGCACTCTTGGAAAAGATTGTATTCGGTGTCTATCAGACAGCATCGACCACAAACCAACATGGCGCATATACTCTTACAGTAGGTGCTCAGACTATTACATCGGCTGCATTGCTGAGTATCAAATCAGAACTCAAAAGACTTTACAAGAAGTATGGAGAGGATGAAAAACTTGAAGCTCTCAATGAAACCGATGGAGAGGTTAAATGGATTAAAGAAACAGATTGGTAAGCTATGTACACTGACAGAAATTCTTTGGATGAATATGCCTATCATGGCGTGTTCTACCGCTCGGAACAAAAACCGAAAGAAGATGGAGACCTTATCGGAAGCGATGGGGATATGTTAGGTGATACTGATACTAGCTCAGACGAAACAGAAAATGTAGAAACTATCATTTTTGAAACTGATTGCGATATTCAGGAAACCAACAAACTCTTTAATTCGGGCGTAGTTACGTTAGGATATACAATCTATTTTCCGATGCCAACGAAAGAAGGAGAAGACGGAAAAGATGAAGAATATATTCCTGAAGGTTTGAATGCAGGCATTCGTTTCCGTGGAAAGATGTACGGAATGGACGTTGACGGAATGGTTATTGGCGTTTATCCGACACAGATGCACGGATGCGTAGCTTACATCAAGGGTACTGACATTTAGTTTTTTCATCATAAGGTAAAATGTATTTAGGATAACAAGGTATGGCACAGAGGATTAATCGTAGATTATCTCGAATTGAGAATTTCTTTTCGATGCTTCTTACTAAGGGGAAAATCTCAGACAACATATTTGTCGGAGAGTTACCTCCTACAACTAGCAAAGACTGGGATGATTTTGTGAATGTTGACGTAGGTCAGCAAAGAGAACATGGCGGTTACTCCTCTGGCTATGCTAACATTTATCTCTATGCAAGACCAAAGGGAACTCCACTTAGAAAGAATGTAAAGTTACTTGATAAGATGGAAGGTGTTCTTGACAAAATCATTGATGAATCAAGAGACGCAAACTATACAATCAGTACATTATACCGTGATAGCGGATATGACTCAAACCGCCAGTTTCATTTTCAGATGATTTCTGTTTCTGTTATTGTACGTTAATTATTTCATTTATTTAGGATAACAATTTAAACTCATAACAATATGGCAACGAAAGTTACAAGTACAGGCGCAGGTGCAATCAAGCTCTCTAAGCCTTCACACATTATTGTTCGTCCGTTCAATGGTAATGCGGCTGGTGACGATTACTACGATTTGGACGATGTTGTTCGCGACACCACATCTATCTATCAGGACGATAACGATACTACCGATATTGAGCGCGAGACTTCTGATACTCCTATCATGTCTATCGTGACAACTGGTAAGTATCAGTTTGCTGCCGAGGTTGCAGATACTCAAGCTCCTGTATTGACTGCATTGTGCGGCTTTACAAAGGGTACTGATGGTAAGATTTACGCTCCATCTGGTTACAAGCTGATGTATGCAGAGGTCGCAGTAGTTTTTGACAACGCAGATGGTACTACACACACAGCATTGATTCTGCCTAAGTTGCAGCTCAATTCCAAGACAACCATTGAGTCTTTGAACTCTAACTTGGCAAAGGTTGCGTTGGCTGGCACAGGTCAGTTGGTTGAGGTTAAAGATGGCGGTGTAACTCGCAAGACACCATTCTACATTGACCCTGCATACACATTGCCAGTTGCTGGTGCATAGTGTAGATTCTTCAACAATTCTCGACTATATACAAGGGGCGGCGGCTTTAATGCTGTCCGCTCCTTTTTAAGTTTTATCATTTATGGCTGAAACATTATACAAAAAAGCATTAAAGCTTATTACGAAGGAATTAGACAAGGATGCAAAGATTGTATTAAGGGAGTGTATTCAAGAAATTACGTACACACATCGAACGCACAACCTTTATGATTCTTACGGATATGGCATTTATATCGAAGGTAAGCTCGAAAAGATAGGATACTTATCATCCTCACCAAAAGCTACCAAAGGCAAGAATTGGTATGGGGAAGAGATTAAAGGTCGTGAAGCGATAAACGAATATCTCAAAAACGATTATTCCCCTAGTGGAGTAATTGATTTGGCTGTCGTTGCGACTATGCCCTATGCTAAGATATTGGAAGATGGCGGTGGTAATCTGAAACAATCTTATAGAGTCATTTCTATGTCGTTTCAAAAGCTACAAAACCTATCCAAGAAGTATAATGGAACAGTAAGTGTGATTAGAAAGTAATTCATATATATGGGAAAAGTATATAGAGCACAAAAAGACCCGAATAAGGCTAAGAAACAGGCTGTAGAAGACGAGAATAAGGTGTTACCTAGTTCTCCTTTGTCTGATGCTGCAATGGAACGTCTGGCGCAAATTATGAATGATTCTCCTACAATTGTAAAACTACAAGGTACAGAGTGGGAGATAAGAGCATTGAAGCCTGGCACTCAATGGATGATTGCAGAGGAGGCTTGCAAGATAGTCAAGGGTGAAAACTTATCAATGGGTGACGTTATCAAGGAGTTTGCTATCAACATTCCATCGGTGGCAAGAGTAATCACACTATCATTGCTCAATGACAAAAAACGCATTGATTCTGAGGAATACCAACAAGTTTACGACCAGTTGCTTTGGGGAGACTATGACATCAAGGATTGGGCAACATTACTCGTTGAGATTCTCAATTTGCTAGATGTGGATTTTTTCTTCGCGAGTACCAATGTGATTCAGACCGTCCGCAGTCAAGCTCTGATGAGGAAGAAGCAAGCAGCCGAATTATCCCGTCACGAACAGAATACGGACAAATGATAGATTTCTTACGTGCCAACACATGGTGCTCGCAAGAAGAATATAAGTGGAGAATGACAGTTCCGCAGATTCGCCTTGCGTCTATGGATTTTACTCATATAGAGTACATATCGTCAGATAAAGGCAATAATCAGAAGAACGACAAATTAAAGAATGCAAAGGTAATCAATGGTGCAGAGGATTTACAAAATCTCAATGACCTTGGAATACCTATTTTATAAACTCTTAAACTTTTGAATTATGGCAGATTCAGCATTAGGCAGTGCTCTTGTTATACCAGAGTCCGCATTGAAGAAAATCAAAGAGGCTGATGATAAGTTGCAGAAGTTACAAGATACGGCTAAAAATACCGCGTCTAGTGTAACACAATCTTTCAAGGATATGTCTGTTGGTACTAAGCCGTTCCTTGATTCTTTAGACCAAGTTATAGCAAAACTCGCAACAATCAACGCATCTGCTTCAAATGCAAGCAGTGGTATCTCAAACGTAGGTGCGAGTGCAGGTAACATGAACAATAACATTACGTCAGCAGCACAAAACATTCAAAATATGGTAGCACAGCTATCTAAGATGAATGGTTCTGGCACTAGTGGTATTATGCAAGCGGCACTTGCATTTCAGAGATTACAGGAATCGGCAAAGGGTGCTAGCGGTATGAATATTGCTGAGTTAAAGCAAGAAATTGGTTCTATTGAAAGTATGTTGCGAGATACAACACAAAATCTCACCAAGGCAGACCAAGATGCACTTATTAAGCGAAAGAAGTCATTACAGGATGAGTTACGATACCAGCAGCAGATGTATAATGAACGTGCTGTTGCTTTTCAGAAGGCTCTTGATAAGATGGTTAGTGCCGAACAATCTTACAACAACAAACAGAGAAAGGCATACGCTGATAGAGCAAAAGACTATCAGACGAGAAATAACAAGGCAAACACTACATATCAAGGCGCGCTTGATTTCTCTGCTACTGCAAATACGCTCAATCGCCAAGTACGCGCTATAGAATATCTGAAAGAAGCTCGTATGAAGTTGTCTCAAACCGATGCTGATTATAAGCGAAAATTGGATATTCTTAATGCTGCAATTGAGCAACATAACAAAAACTTGAAAGAGGCTGGTGTTAATTCTCGCGCGTTGACAGAACAAACATCATATATGGCTGGATATATGTCACGTTGGGCACAGCGTATGGCATTTGCATTCTCAGTGGGTTCTGTCAAGAATTTTGTCGAGCAGATTGCATCAGTCAGAGGTCAGTTTGAACTCTCTGAGCGTTCACTCGAAGCTATCTTGCAGAACAAACCAAAGGCAGACGAGATTTTCAACAAGACAGTAGAACTTGCCGTTAAATCACCTTTCCGTATCAAAGACTTGGTGGATTACACACGACAACTTTCCGCTTACCGAATTGAGTCTGATAAACTTTATGATACAACCAAACGACTTGCCGATGTTTCAGCAGGTCTTGGCGTTGATATGGGAAGACTTATCCTTGCATACGGACAAGTCAAGGCTGCTGCATACCTTCGTGGTTCTGAGGTTCGTCAGTTTACTGAGGCTGGTATCAATATGTATGGTGAGTTGCAACAATACTTTAAGGAAGTTAAAGGAGAAGCGTACACGACCGCACAGATTGTTGATATGATTTCCAAGCGTAAGGTTACATTTGAGGATGTTGAGGCAATATTCCAACGCATGACCGATAAGGGTGGAACATTCTACAATATGCAAGAGATTCAGGCTGAAACTCTCCAAGGTAAGATTTCCAACTTGAAGGATGCTTTCGATGTGATGCTCAATGATATTGGTACAGCAAATGACGATGTATTTAAGGGGCTTATCAGTGGTGCGACCGTATTACTTAGACACTGGGAAACTATTGCATCTGTAGGAAAAGACCTTATAGGCATTCTTGCTTTGCTTATGTTGCAATCAAACAAGACAGGTGTCAGCTTAAAAGAAATATGGAATGCAAATTTCACATCATATTCATTAAAAGGGAAAAATGCACTAGGTCTTATTACTGCATCATTCAGAAATCTCGGTTCTGCTGCAAAAACAGCAGGTAAGATGATTAAGTGGGCTGTAATGGATAATCTTCCGTTAATCGCTTTTGCAGCATTGGCACAGGCAGTTTCAAGTGCTTATTTTGCATACGAGAAATTCAGAGAAGAGCAATCCAAAATTATCACTGAAACTATTGATGCAAAAAAACGTCTTGGTGAGTTATCTGCCGAATATGAACGTATTAAAGATAAATTTACAGAAAGAGCAGATGGCGGTGTTCGTATCATCATCAACAAGGATAGATTTTTAAATGATTCAAAAAGCGTACTTGAAGATTTGTACGATGAGCTTAAAAAAAGAAATCTCGAAATACCTATTAGTATAGAGAAAGTTGATTTATCGAACTTAGACAAAGCTATCAAGGAATCAAAGAAGAAAATAGATACATTTATACAGATGGCGCAAGATGCGAAATCTTATATCAATGGTGAAGATAACTCTTTCTTTAATAGCAACAATTTAAATCTGTTCGGAATACCTTTGTGGGCAGATAGTTTCTCAAAGGATATGAAGGAGTTGGATGATGCAGCAAATGATGTTCGACAATTTGCGTCTAGAGCACAAACTGCAATTGAGGCACTAGGTGAGGGTTATGATAAATTATCCGTAAAATCTAGAGCTGCATACGATTCCATTAAAGATGGCGCAAAACCTAATGAACTCGATGTAGAATATTTACAACGAGTTAATAAGGTTATGGGTGAAATATTCGACAATGAGAGAAACAATAGCTCTTTTGAAAAATATGCTAACAATCTCAGAAAGCAATTGTATGGACTTAGTGATAATCTTGGCGCAACACTTAGCGGTTCTTTCAGAAGTGCAAAAGAAGAGGCTGCTAACGAAATTCAAGGATTGTTCGATAGCATTAATAATATATATGGCGGATTCCTGAAAAATCTCAAGCCAGCCGAGATAAAAGTTTTTTGGGATAATGTTGCTACGGAAAACAATCTTGGAGAATTACAAAAGAAAATACTTCTTACAATCGCGTCAAAGGTATATCATTTTAAGGTTGATGCAGATAGCCAAAGCATGAACAACGCAAGACAAAGAGTATATTCTTTCATGGATGATTTGCAAGCAGAGGCAGACAGACGAAAGATTAAAATCAGTCTTGATGTTATTGACCCTAAAGATGCACTTAATTCTGTACAAGGTTTTCAGCGTTCAGCAAAGGATATTAAGGAATTGATAGACCAGATAAATAGAGGCAAGATTCAATGGTATCATGGTTCAAGTCTTGGTATAAGTAATACAATGAAGTGGGGAAGCCAAAATGTTGGCGTTAATACCGTATTCAACAAGAAAAATGCCATAGCATTTCTTCGAAGCCAATTGAAAAATGTTCTTACAAAAAACAATTTGGCTGGCGGATTAGACCCATTTGCTAACCAAAATACCCGAAATAAATCAAAGGTTGATAAGCAACAGCGCGATATTCTCAACGAGCGCATCTCTCTGTTGAAGGATATGAATTCTGAATATCAGAAACTCATTAAATACGAAGGCGAAGAGCAAGCTACAGCCGATGTTCGTAAGCATTTTGCGTTGGCGGCAAAGAATGTTGGTATGAGTATAAATGACTTTATCCCAGACCGTCAGACTATTGCAAAGAAGATTGAATATCTTGCAAGCCAATATAAGGAACTCGGAAAGCGTGGCAGCGCATTACGCAACGCTACCGAAATCCGTCTTGATATTGATGAGGAATATTTCAAGCAGCAACTTGACGATGCGAAGAACAATGCGCAAGAAGCATTCTCGCAGCTCGATTTGTTTAAGAAGCTCAAAGGTGAAGGTCTGTCTGATAGCATCATCAAAAGCATGTTCGGGGATTTGACTTCTTCTTTCGATGATGTGCGCAAGTCTATTACAGATGATTTCGAGGCAAAATGGGGTAAAGACCAAAATAAGTGGGGTGATGATGTCGCAAAGGAATATGCGTCACAAATGCAGAAACTTGATAAGGAAGTCTATCAAGACCAAATTAATCAAGCACAAGAGTTGATTAAGGCATACAAGCAGCAGCTTTCCGACCAGTTGCAATTGGATAAGTGGTACATTGAGGAAAAGCAGAAAATCCAAAACAATGCGAATATTGCCAAGAATCCTGAGTTACAAAAGCAGTTGCAGGAGAATTTGACTGCCCAATACAAGAAAAAGACTGGCGAGAACACTTGGAAGAATTTCCAAGGCTCTGATATGTATGTTAAGATTTTCGAGAACCTCGACCATACATCCACCAAGGTACTCGACTATATGATACAGAGGCTACAATCCTTGCGTGAGGAAATGAAGAACCTCGACCCTACACAAGTCAAGGCTATCACGGAGCAGATTAGCAAATTGCAGGAAACTCGAAATTCAAGAAATCCTTTCAAGGCTTTCACAAGTGGACTGAAGGAGTTGGTAAAGTACACTAAGGAATACAAGAAACTCGGTGGAGACAATGCTTTAATCTCCACAAGCGACAAGTACGACAAAGAAGAAAAGAATATAGAGAATCAAGGTAAGATTATCGCCAACTTGGATGCTGAATACAACAAGTCTATGTTGCTTAACGGATTGGACGATGAGAAGACCAAGACGTTGAAAACCAATCTTGATTTGTCGAAGAACCAACTCGACAATATGAAGAAGCAGCACAGTGAGACAAAAGGCACTCTTGATACACTTAACAATGTTCAAGGCGAGACCGACAATGCTAAGAATAAGTTTAGCAAGTCCGTAACAGATATTACATCTATTGTTTCCTCTATGGCAACAGCATTCAATGGATTGTTTGAAGCTTTGGGCGGTTCTGATGAACAACTCGAAAACACTCTTAGTGTCGTTGACAATATCGGTCAGGCAATCGGTTCGTACTATAGCGGAAACTTTGCAGGTGTCGTATCGGGTGCAATGGGCGCGCTTACAGGCGTAGCTAAACTATTTAGCAACGAAGGAAAGATTGATAAGGAAATTGCACGCCAAGAACGCGCTGTAAATTCCTTGCAACACGCTTACGAAAAGCTTAAAAAGAGTATGGACGATGCCTTTGATACGCAAAAGCTCTACGAATACAACCAAAAATCGGTCGATGCCCTTAAAAAGCAGCAGAAGGCGTACCAAGCAATGATTAACGCAGAGCGCGGTCGCAAGAAACCTGATGAAGGTAAGATTCAAGAATGGGAACAGCAGATTGATGATTTGAACACAACAATCCAAGAATTAGGTGAATCTATGACAGAAGCACTTGGCGGATTCGGTTCTCAGTCTAACTACAAATCTGCTGCTGAAGCTTTCTCGGAAGCGTGGGTAGATGCTTTCAATGAAGGCAGTGATGCACTCGAAGCACTCAATAATAAGTTTGAAGAGTATTTCAATACAATGCTCACCAAGCAGTTGATGAATAGAGCTACATCAAAATACATTCAGCCTATCCTTGAAGCATTCGACAAAGCGGTATCTGAGGGCAGCGAAGGTGGAAACAATGGTCTTGACGTTACCAAGAAAGAACTCGAAGGTATCAAGGAACTGAAAGACAAGAACCTTGCATTATTCAATGAGTATGCAAAGAACTTAATGGACGTTCTCAATGTCAAGCCTACTGGCAGTTCAAATATCTCTGCTTTGCAGCAAGGTATTCAGTCTGTAACTGAATCAACCGCACAGGCGTTGGAGTCGATACTCAACAGCCTACGATATTATGTAGCCACTCAGCAAGCAGATGTCCGTATCATCCGCGACACTCTGTTAGAAAAGCTCGGCAATAGTATCAGCGCGATAACACAAGATACATCAAGCAGTCCTGTACTCATTGAGTTGAGATTGCAGACAACAATACTTACTGATATTCGCGACACCTTGGCTAGCTGTGTAAAGGGCGGTCACAAGCAAGGAAGAAATGGTATCAAGGTATTTATGAATTAGTTTTCAGTGTTCTATACATAAAATTAGGGCAAGCTCGGTTTCACAACTGAACTTGCCCTTTTTAATCAACATAAATCTAACTAAACCTTAACTAATATAAAAAGTAAAATTACACTTTATGTCTGTGTACCGCCGTACACTCTGTAAACAAGAAAATAATATAAATATTTTTACCAAACTTTGCTATTTAAATGAGCCGTAAGACGTTATTTTTGTTCATCCTTACAACTATTCCACTCTGACACATAAATCGTTCCTAGCGTCATATTTGCGTCATCGTAGCCAATGATTTTAACATCATTATCCTCTCCGTACTCTATGAGGTCACATTTTCCTTTGCATTCGATGCGAACTTCACTCTTTCCGCACACGTAAATGCGAGTAACCATATTCTTTGGAACTTCAATCTCCAAATCCTTGCAGTACGCGACAAGAATAATCGTAGAGCGCGCCTTGATAACTCCATGAGCACCTATATACATTTCGCTAGTATATCCATGCTCGTTACATTGGTAGAATCCATTAGCAAACTCACCAAACTCTTTCAAAAGGTACTCTTTTGACAATCCCCATCCGAAAGCAATAGAATCAGCCATAAACTCAATTCCGTTTGAATCAAGAGCCATATTTACCAATTCTCGCTTACTCGCGGCAGAATCCCATTTCCCTTTATATTCTCCGCACAATCCCAATTTAAGGGCATTGCGCTTCAATGTCAATAATTCATTGCTATTCCCCATACCATTCTCTCAATCTATCGTTAATTAAAGTGTTCACATACGCATAGGTTTTGTCGTACCCGATAAGCTCGTGACACTTGCGGACACATCGCATAGCAGATTTCTCATTGATGTCCGCGCGCTGTGCGATAACAGCATAAGAAAAGCCATACCGATTGTGTAGAACGTCAAGAACAAAGTTCCTTGCTACCGCTCTCGCAAAAGGAATATTAGTGTTGCCGACATATAAATCATCTGCATTCACTCCGTCCTTTTCCTCAGTACTCATAGCCGTGTTCACTTGTTCGCAAACCATCCGCTCTACCTTATTCATCGTATCATTACCTAAATATATCATAGCCGTTATATCTTATTTTTATCTTTATAAACGTAACCTACCGTATCACAAGGATATTTATCGTCTGGTGATAAAACACCTGCATCTTCCATCTTCTGTCTGAAATCCATAGAAACCATAGGAACTAACTTGTGAAGTCTAGAACCATCGGCGGCAGCCCAAATAGGCTTTAGATATTGAACAGGATTCTTAACCTTTACACCATCCCATTTGATTCCGTTCTGAATGAATGGTATAAAGATACCGTCTCGTTTCACTCCGTTGGCATCACACATTCTTACAATCCTGTAATCTCGGAATAGTCCGTATTTCAGTTCTATATACCATTCATTATACATAAGCTATTCCTTTCCTTGGTTAAGAGCCTCGGCTGCTTGCTCTGCCAATATAGCCTGCTGACCGTGCTCAAAGTTCTTCTTCAAGTCTTCCTCTGTCTCTTCGGAAACTGGAGTGTTCATTACAGTTTCCAACTCTTTCTGCATACGACCGATGTAATCCATCTTGTTCTTTGCGAACTTTGCAGCATCATCTGCATCAGTGAACGCTGTAATCGGATGAGTAATGTTGGCTTCTGTGATGATAACCATGCTATCAAGCATATCCTGATAAGTAACATCTGTCTCAGGGAAAATATCATTTTCTTTCCCCTTTACTTCGTTCTTCATCGCGACAAGATTTTCAAGCCACGCGAATGTTGTAGTGGTAAGCGCGTGTCCTTCCATATCAACACCGCCCCAACGCTTAAAACGTGCTTCAAATCCAATATGTGTGTGGAAAATAGCACAATCCTTTAAAATTACGATGAAGAAATGACCGAAGTCGGTAACGCTTTCAACATCTTTTCTGTTGATTCCGACAACAACTTTAAGCAAACCTGCATTGTTGTCAACAGTCTTCTTTTTTGCAATTCTAGCCATAACTATATATTTATTTTTGTTCTACAATCGTTTTGTACTCGAAACTAATGCAAGATGGATTCTCCTCAGAAGTAAATCTAACCTCATTAGGGTCATTGCAAACCCCATCTTTGAAGAAGAAACAATCCTTGCAAGTATATACTAGCGGAATAATGTCTCCACAAGCATCATCGTCAGGATTTGCGTATGTGTATAAGTCTTTGCCCATGCAATATGGTAACTCAGAATCTTCATCATTCAACAATACACAATCCTTACAAGTGTATTTAGTCTGTGCCATGCTCCAACAATTTTATTTCGTCCTGGATATAAAACACCGCCTTGTGCAAGTCCTCGATGCGCTTCTCTGTCTTGGTCTTGTTACCATCCACCTTATCCTTGCGCAGGAGATACTTGATAGCGTTCCCTGTATTGAAGTCAAGGTGTCTGCAAATATCCAGTGGCTCAACACCGCACAAATCTTTCAACCACGCGTAATGGGATGGGTGAGATACTTGCTCTGCCTTTCCGTTTGCGGCTTCTCCTTCACCTTTCGTTACTATATCGAACTTTGTACCAAACATCATAATATCTTCCTCGCGAAAACGAGCAAAATACTTGTAATCTGTGCTAACAGATGTACATATATAAACATCAGCATCCTTTTTCTCAGCATTGAACAGAATAGGGGTGCTGCCGCTCTGAATACCTATAGGGTCAAAATTACATTTTAAGCAATCTTTTTTTGTGATATAAAATCGCAGCCCAACCTTAATATCTTCTTTCTTAATCATAAACTATTTATTTTTACTATTCAAACAAAAAGCTCTATGAGCCATAACGTCTGATGGGTTATGAAAAAGGATAATACAAAAATCACCATGTTCTTTTGTATGAACATTTTGCAAACCACATTCTTTGATAAATCCATTACCGCTAATATAAGGGTTAAGAATCTTGCGAATTGCGCTGTTATGGCTTGGCTGAACAATAATAACACCACCAGTTTCTCGAAGTTCTTCCAGTTTCTTCCACTGAGCTTCTATATTTTCGTCTCCATAGAATAAATCATAGCCATAAGGCTCTGTGATTTCTCTATCTATTCCCATTCCCAAAGGAATGTCAATTACAATAATCGGTTTCATAAGCTATTTCTCCTTATCTTTAATTTCTACGAAATCTCCAATTCCCAAACGAGCATTGTTGATGCAAGACGCAATCCAACCAATTAAGTAGGCAGAAGGCTCGCCGCCGTGTTCCAAGTCAGTATATTCCTCGATGGCATCGCAGACGTAAGAAGCTTCATGGCAGCAATAGTTCATCGACATAACCTTCTGACACGGAAACGATACAAGAACGCCGCGCCTTCTGTCGCTCTTTCTGACTGCATCGGAATACGTAACGCCGCCGTAATCAATATCGGGAGCCTTGCACTTGTCAAAACAGGAATCTATCAGCTCTTTCAGGTCTTTACCGATGTGTACCCAAAGTTTCAAATGGTAGATTCCGTTTTCGTATTCGTAATATCCTTTCTTCTTCATATTCTCAACTATTTTTGTTTTGACACAATCTCGATAGCAGACAATAATGTCTTTTCGCTGATACCTTTTCCACTACCAACACCATCTTTCTCTATCTTCTCAATAGAACTCTTTATAGAGCATACTGCATCATTTATGCTATCTGCACTACTCTTTGCATTCTCGATTGATGATTGTAGCTCATCAAAACGCTTGTCTATATAATCCTTCAACCTTTCTTCGTGCTCTATAACGTTTATAGAGTTTGCGATTTTTGCATGCGTCCAGTTTTCTTCTACATATACATAATAATCACCTTTTATATCATCGTGAGTCTTGGAAGACACAACCCTTAGACACACGAAATCGTCTCCATCCATTACAGCATATACACCTTCTCCTGATGGGTATAGTTCGGCTTTCGCCTTATCATCCCTACTCGCTTCTTGTTTGTAAGCGACCTTTCCTAAAATATTAACTCTAATCTCCATATCTCAACTATTTATTATGTAATCTACCAATATGCCACTTTGAGCAAACCTTACATAAGTAAGGATGCCAGCCGAGTGCCTTCAACCTCGGAATCTGATTCAGAAACTCCCAAGCGTCATCCTCAGTCTCGTATGCAACCTTCGCCTTCCAAGAGTGAACCTTCTTAGTCCAATGTTCGGGGGCTGGTTTGAACGGCGGCACTTTATTAGGATTGTGATGGTTATTCCTCATAGCTCAATGATATTAATGCAACTATCATCAATCGCGATATAGCAACCAAGTGTCTCGCGTCTGTAGCCGCCGAAATCAATAAGTATCTCAGAATCTTCGCTTGCGCAAATGAACTCTTTGTTGGCAAGTAATTCATCCTTCGTAATGGTTTTCTTAACCTCACTAAAATAAATTCTTCCAACCATAGGTGCATTGATAATGCCGCCAACCTTTACCACATCATCATCCGATGTTATATATATGATAGGTAAATCACCTTTTGCATTCTCAAAGAACACGTTATTCAAAAGCTCTGATTTAGTCATAATCTGTTATTTTTTAGTTGATGATTTTTTGCGACCACGTTTCTTTGTCGTATCGCGCTTGCTAGCAGTGTAATCCAATGACGATTTCTTTGGTCTGCCTGGTTTTCGCTTTACAGGAATGGATTCTTTATTCGGCAACTGCAACGTCTCACATTCCTCATCTTCGCCAAATTCGTTCTCGAACTCTCTTCCGTCACGCTTCTCTGCATCGGCATCATAGGCGCGCTTCCACTTGCGCTTGGCAACCTTCAACTGTTCTTTCTTGAACGCCTCTGATTCCTCATGAAGCTTATCGTAGTCTATCTCAGGTGCATCAAACTCACCTTCAATACTGCATTCGGGAGTTTTCTCAACGTCTTTTGATTCCATTTCCTGATGAATGCGGTCTTCCTCTGAAATGTATGGTTCATCGTCAATTTTCTGCTTATGACTGGCATTATACTCGTCAATGAACTCTTTTATTTCTTTCTTTGAACATCCATCTTTCCTCATTTCAGCCAACTCAAACTCGAACTTCTGACGTTCAATGTCCTCAAATCTCGTTCCGTCCAAATCGCTTCCTTCATTGAGTACGTTGATTTTCTTGTTTTCCTCATCAGCTCTCATCTGTTTGGCAATGGCAATCTCCAATAACGCGTGATTAACGTCCGATTCCGTCATTTCATCGACCTCATAAGCCCTAGGGTCTTCACCAAGCTCGTTTTTCAGAAAGTTCTTCTTTGCTTCGATGCATCCGCTCGGCAAAAACTGAGCCTCATCAAGATACATATAAGGATGAATGCTCTTGATAGACATGATAGGACTCGGCGTGCCGAAGTCTTGCAAAAGCTTCATGTATTTGTCCGCATTCTGCTGATAAATGCAGTAGCATTCCTCCAAATTGCGCTTCTGAACAAGCACAACTGCCATTATCCAGAATGGGTCTTTACCATCCGTGTAGCGTTTCGGCAATCCCTTCGTCTGCAACGATGCCGCTTCCAACGCCCTGTCAAGTGATTCTTCCTTTATTCGCATACATTCTCAACTGTTTAAAAGCATCCACCGACCGTAGAAGGAACTCGAACCTTCTGTTTGCCTAGACTTGTATCTAAAAATACGTCCTACCGCCTTGCGGATGCTGTTGTTTCTATTTTCCACCATTCTTCAACCAATCTTCAATCACGGTACTGTCACCATCAAACGACTGACCGAAGACGTTTACCAACTTGACCGAACAGAGCAGATACGGAATGTTCTTGATGTTGTCCGTTGATGGCTCTGTAGCATCCTGTACCAAAAACAACGCTTTCTTCTGTCTGTAATCATCATACCACAGGATAAGCGAACCCTCCAAGTAAGCATACAGACTATCCCATGCTTTCTCGGCAGCTTTTATCTGCTCAGTGATGGAAAGCTCGGTTGTTCCGTCAACATCATACCCGAACACGCAGACTGACAACGTAGCGTTGGTGCTCTCATGCCTAGCATTCGGGTCAACGAACACTCTTAATGCATCACTCTCAGGATAGCTCTCGGTATATACACCCTTCTGCTTACCCTTGGAGTTCAATCCGTCCAATGACTTGTAGCGGACAGAACCGCCGCCGAAATCATCTTCCAGACTCTTGCGCACTCCGTCTGCCTTCCAAGCTCCCTGCTCGGACTTCAAGTAACGCTGTATGTAGAATTTCTTTTCTGCCATATTCCAAAGTCGGTAATTCGTAAATCAAACATTTATGCTGCAAATATACACCAAAAAATCAAGCCAAAAATGAACTTTACATAGTTTAACAAATTGCAAATTTGTACTATTTTCCCCATATCCCCAATTAAATATATGTTATCCGCATAAATCAGATTTTTCATATTGAAAATTTAACATTTGAACTCTTTCCCATATAATAATAACACGTAAATAAACCATTGTACTCTCGCGCGCAGCCGTAGTAGGGGATGTCAACCCCTGTATATAGTAAACTATATACTCATCCCCTAAGAAGAATGCTTCGCAAACAACCCCTGCAATAGGTTATCGAAACTGCAATCCATATATAGCAAAAAGAACCTTAAAGTAGAAAGTAGTCTTACTTTTCCGCAAAAATAAAAAATAGCTCAAAATTTGCGTTCTAAGACGTTCAAAATAATCTGGTGATAAACTTACCGCGAAGCTGCATAAAACGCTACCTGACGCACGGAAATAAGCAAAAGTAGATGCTATGAGACTTTATGCAAAAAGAAAAGTAGATATGATATTCTCAAAAATACTCAAAATTCGGTAGAAAAGCGGAATTTGAAAAGTCAGAGTATTTTACAAAACAAATAAAAAATAAAAAATAAAAAATTTCGGATGAGAGCTGACCCACCCTGCGAGTGCCAAAAACGGGGGGGTGGGGTGTAAATTACCCTATATAGGTATAAATCACTAAAAATCAGCGTTTTATTTGCGACAAAAACGGACGTTTTCGGGCAAAAATGGCAAAAATGCGGTTTTTGCTTTTCGTTTCTGTTCAATTCCGCAATATCCAAACAGAAGGAAAAAGCGAGAAACGAAAAAGTAAAAAGTTAGTACGTTAGTAGCAAAGGTGCTGAAAACCCGAAATTCCCAAAAAGTTTTCTATTTACCATAATATCTTGCATAAACATATATTTTTACTTTGCATAATTATGCAGAAACTTGCATAATGTTTCATACGCAATTTTCGTGAAACAAAAAGCAAGTGAAAACGAAAACAGAAAAAGACGGCTGCAAACGTACCAAAAAACGAAAGATAGTACAAACATACATCTAAGACGGAAAACGGTTGCAAAGATACTCAAACGGCAAAACAGATACTTTCTATCTATCAAGCGAGAAGACGGCTGCAAACGGCAATAATACGCTTTTAGGCGTTTCCCCTATATATAAGGTACGCACACACATACATATATAGAAGACGGCTGCAAAGGTGGTTTTATGAGGCTGCAAAGGTGCAAAGATAGGGCAAAACATATAAAAGCATACAATAACCCCTATTTAACCTATTATATTGCAAAGTAGAGATTACAACTTATGTAAAGAATTAAGAAAAACCAATTATTTTCAAGAAAAAAGCGAGAAAAAGCGTAATTTTTTGCCGAAATATTTTGCAGATACAGAAAATTGTCGTACCTTTGCATCGCAATCAAGAAACAACGAGATTACTTCTAAGCAGAGAAATCCAGTTATATCTATATTGCAGCTAGCCACCTGCGATGCTACGACGCTGCCAAAGGTGGAGGGGAGAAATGACGGCAAAGTGACTTGTCCTTTGTGTACGCAGCCCATGGCACTCGCTAAAATGCAAGCGTGCAAAGTAAGCGAGGATAAACAAAAAGCTATAAATTGTATATCTCAAAAAACCGAATGAGAATAAACGTATCGGAGTTGCTAGTAACTTAAACTAGTAGTACCAATTAAATGAAAGTAGGAAATGATTTCCCTTTATAAAGAATGTAGCTGCAAAGTACATTATATATTCAGCGCTGAAACATCTTAAAGTGAGTAGCGAAAAGTTAGAGTAGCGAAATGAGATAGATGATAAATGAAAACCAAAGAAATATATATCCTACTAGATGCAGGCGAAAACATCGGCTTTTCTGCAAGTTCGAGCCTTGCAAAGGGAACAAATTAGTAACTTAAAAACAAAAGCGATATGATTACAACAAGCAAATTTTCAGATGTTGCAAAGGTACTCAAAGGACTTGCAGCAGTTTATAGTGTTCAATATGATTCTTCATTTATTGAGTCTGATATGAAGATAGATATTGATACCATAAAGAAATAGTTTGCCTACTGCAACGGCAAAAAGTACGGATTCGCATTAACAATTGGCATCCGTAAGTCTGGAACAAATAACTCATTAGGTAGCATGTTTCGCACATTTCTAGAAGATGGCGATTTTGTTGCTTTGTTCACTCTTGTATTTGATAACCATACAAAGGTATGGAATATTAAGAAAGTAACAAATGAGGAGGAATGTTATTACTAGAAACAAAAAACCCACTACCTTAAAAAAGTAGTGGGCGAATCAAGTTAAAAGCAAAACTAATAACTTATGATTACTTCTAAGCGGTTGCAAAGTTATTAGTTTTTTCCGATATAAGCAAATTAATTAGTAACTTTTAAATATTTATTTTATGGTAGTTTTTGAAAAATTGTGCCTGAACGCACAAAGAATGGTATTGTACGTAAACAATACACGTGAATTTTACGATATTAAGTGTAAAATAACAAAGGTTATTGAAGAGTACCTGAAAGCAAATAAGTTTGTTAGTGTAGTACGATTAATGGATAATGAAGATTTGAAAGACTTAGTTTTTAAGGCTGCAAAGTATCATTTCAAATATGATGGAGAAATGCCGACTCAGAAAGAAAGAAGACAGGCTTGCGCTTATCTCGCTTGTACTATCATTAATACTGCAAAGGATAATTTGAATTTAAACTAATTGGAGGGCTATATATGAAAAAGTTAGAATGGTACAATTTGAAAGCGTGCAAAGAAATTAGAGTGCAGATTCTTATTGCAGCAGGTTTTAATCTTAAAACAGATTATTTCCGTTTGGATAGTCGCAAGCTATCTATTTTGTGCGAGTGTATGAAAGCGGATGGCTACAGATACGATTCTCCGCTTGGTCGTTCACGTTCACGCTCTTATTGGTATAGCTTGCAGCGTGTTTTTGATAGAATGAACAAGTAACTAACAATACCCTTTGCACTCGCTTATGTGGGTGCAAAGGTACAAATATTATAAGATATGGATATAAGTACAAAATGGGTAAGTACTGAATATAGAAATATTCAGTTTCACGTTGATATTGTAACTTTTGAGATAGCAACAAAGAAAAGCAATATTAAATCACTTTCTAGCCTTCTTGAAAATTACACAAAACTAGTACAAAAAGGCTTTATTAATACCTTTTGCGTGCTTGAAAATTCTGCCAGTATGTTTGTTGTAAAGGTAAGCGCAAACGTTGATAGACTCGTTTACTTGGATATTACAACATTAAATCTGGAAATTGGTAACATTAAAGATTAATTGATTATGGATATAACAATACCTTTCGTTTTTGCCCTTATATCTTACGTATTAGGCATTATTGTAGGGCGCAATTGGAATAAGTACGTAAAAGAGTAAATAACCTTTTAAAACGCAAAGAAAATGAGAAATACAGGCATAAAAGGATTATTAGAAAATATTGGTAACTTCAATGGGTGGAAGGGTAATATTTGCCTTTATTTTACCAAAAAAGAAGTAAGAGCATTAAAATGTTATGGAATAACTGAAAATATGGATATTAAACAAGCATATTTGAAAGTATCATAAAACATATTGGATAGGTGCAAAGATAGTCGGTATCTCTAGACTGTTCGATTCAGTTTGCACCACAAAGTAACATTAAATAATTAGCAATATGAATAAAGATTTAAAGAAATTAGCTAAAATCTTGCGTTTACTTGATGTTTACGCAAAGATAGAAGAAAAGGGAACGGAAAACGAATTCCTTTGCGTTCGCGAAAAGAATGGTAATTCAAATTATGAATGGCAAATTTGGCACGTTGGTGCCCATTATGAGCTGCATTTATTCGTTAATAACGAATTAGTGTATGACCAAACATATTTATATACTACATTATTTGTTGTCGGACAATTAACAAGTGATATTCAAAAGTACTAATAAAATAGTGTGTGCGCCCTTATCTTTTCCCTTTGATACACTTTATCAAGTGGGAAAAGATAAGGGCATATAAAGTAAATAAACGGCTAAATTTAGAAAGTTATGAATAAATATAATAACTACACAAATGAACTGAAACGTATTGGAGTGCCTAATTATGATGGTAAACAGTACGAAGAATATTTTAAAGAGATTGCAACCTCTTATGTACTTTGCAACCTTACAGGAAGGCAAATGGCTTATGTGGCTGTAAAGATGGCAGCACAAAAAGAATTTGGTTTTAATGAATGTATGAAAGAGTTTGATATTGCTTAAATAACATAAAGATAGAAAGATATGAATAAGATAGCTTTGAAGAAATTCGTTATTATAAATTATTTGGCTAGTTGTAACAAATACCCTTATGGATATGGGAAATATATAGAGGATGTTGGAGATTTCCGGTTAACATCTTTGATAAGTCATATCCTAGGCTACAATCATCCGAACGATAGCACTATCAGAGATGATGCGAAACGAATACTAAAATACATAGACACAAAAGACAAAAAGTATTTGAATTTTGCTTTTACACCATATTACAGAAACAAATTAATTGAATATATTGCTTAAAAGTTACTATAGCCGTGAGTAGTTAGAGACTACCTCCAAAAGCGAGATTTGGCACGGCACAAGTTTAATATAAAGATAGGAGAAAATAATCATGTTAGCAACAGATAAACAAATAAAGTATCTTTGCGCCTTGGCAGTTATTATAAGAAAGATAATAAATGCCCTTATCATGAGGAGGGAAACGATTGCAGAGATAGAGATTATAAGCCTATTAATTTTTATAATTCATAACAATTAAAAGAAAGGAACGAAAATGAAAGTACATCACATAGCGCATTATGAATATGGCAGAAGACCACATTCAGAAATGAGAGAAAAGGAATTTCCTACACGTTGGGAGGCTGAGAAGTTTTGCGAGGAATGGAGTAGAGACCATTGGTGTTTTGGTGGTGCAGCATGGGTAGAAAGCACTACAGAGCCGAGACCTATAACCGCTAACGATATTCTCGCAGCAGCAGTTATCAAAAAGATTTTGAGATATTAATCAATATGAAACAGACACCATTACCAGAGGTTATTTACTTAGATGTTGATAGCCTGATTACAGAGAATAATAATGCTGCATTGGTAGCGAGTATTGAAGAACCGATTAATACTATCGGTGTAATTTAATAAACAGAAATGGAAAATACAATAACAAAAAAAGAGGCACTGGAATATATTAAGCAGAATATCGGTAGGTGCAATTTATCTAGTTTTAATGTAGGAGCAACTTACATTGATGATGCAAAAACAGAACTTAGTACTATATTCTTCATTCGTGGGTATGTTGTCACAGAAGAAATAGAGTTTCGTGAACATCAGAATATTCCTTGCTTTAAGTTCCCTCATGTATCACCTGCTTATATGGATATACATGCTGAATATACATCTGAAAGTATATGGGGTTTAGGTACATTTGAATATTTCTATCTAACCAAATCAAACTTAGATGTATTGTTAGATTTTATAAGAATAATCACTTCAAAATAGCAGAAAGGGTAAAGATATGAAAAAGAAATATGATTTTATCAAGGATTTGAGCAAACTCAAAAAGAAGTTCATTCAGTATGCAAAGGAAAATTCTTCAAAGATAGACGAAGAATCCTTTGAGATTGAAATCTGTAAAGGCTATCTTAATATGAGAATAGAGGCAGAAGACGAAGACGAAGATACTATCGTTTTCACTCAGGAAATCTATCAAGACTATGAAGAAGGTGTAATATATCAAAAACCTTTGTCTGCTGGTATGATAACTGATTATCAATAATTACAAGAAAGGGTTAAGCTATGAAAGTATATGTAGTTATCAATTCACACCAGCATGGATTGGGTGAGGCAGTTGAGGTTGACGCAGAAGTATTCTCAACCAGAGACAAGGCTAGAAAAGCGATGGAAGGCAAAGGTCTGAACACATTGGAAAGCTACAAACAAGCATTGGATTGTGATGATTTCCAAATCAGCGTTTCAGATTCCTTCTATCATATCTCAGACAACGAAGGTGAGACGTGGGATAATTTCGATATTGTAGAACAAGAATTGAAGTAAGACTATGAAGAAAAAGACTATCAAAGAAGTGATTGATACATTATATCTCAAATATAAATGTATCGACAACGAAGATATATGGGGAGAGATTACAGATAAATACATCTGTATCAATTGGAACTCATTTATGAGCAGCTTTGTAAATATGCTGAGAGTGAAACAGATTGCATCTTATTTGCGCAAGTTCACATCATTGCCAATATATGACGCTTATTGTAATGTTTATTAATATATTAAAGACTATGGAGATTAAGAATGCTGCTCATTGCCCTATCAATGACAAAGACCTTTGTCTTGATGAGTTGGTAAGAGATTTATTCAATGATGGACAATATTCTTGGAACAAAGACAATACAGAAATGGTTGGATTTGTAGGCAACGAGCCAGTATTGGTACGACAGGAAACCGATAACAAATTGTTGGTTAGATTCCTTGGCGATGCTTGGTATTCTGATGTTGTTGAGGAATGGGTGAAGAGAATTGAACATGATAAGAACAATGATGTAGATTACGTGATTGATACTTATATGTTTGGAGTGATTGAGAATGACCGAGAACGTAAAAGTAGCGATTTTCATGTATCATTCTATTATCGTGGATAATAAATAACAGAAAGTAACGTTTTAAGTAATAAGAGATAGGAGATAGGAGAAATGAAGAAAGTGTATTTTGTTACAACTGCAAGAAATATACTCATTAAATATTTGGAGTGTATGGGAGTTGTCTATGATGTAAATCAGAATCATGTTCGGTTTGACGTTTATGTTGTATCTGCAACATTAACCGACATACAGAGAAAATTTGTATATGATTTAATAATTAATCACGATTATCTTGCATCTTGCTATAACCAAAAAGAGTATGATTTGCTAACAAAGATAGGATAGGAGATAGGAGAAATGAAGACAATAGAAATCAAGAATGAAGGTGGCGCATCTGTAAAATACGACATTGTGAACATCGGCTGTAAGGATTGCCCTTATTGCATGATGGCAGAAGGTCACTACCTTTGCCGTTCCGACAAAAGCTGCAACGCAAAGGCAAACATGACCGATGATGATGAGCCAAAGCAGAAAGTAATAATATACAGTCGTGTCTCTACTGAAAAGCAGACATTGGAGCAGCAAGAAAGAACAATCAACGAATGGTTGAATTGTCACAATCTGAAAGCTACTCACGAAGTGAAGGAGGAAGGTGTATCGGGTAAGGTATCTTATAAGGATAGAAACCTTGGTAAGGTAGTATTGCCGATGCTTGATAAGGGTGATATACTTATCGTGTCTGAAGTCAGCCGTATCGGTCGTTCCATGAGCGACATCAACAAGTTTGTTAATGACGAGCTGAAACCACGTGGCGTGCGCTTGGTAATTGTGCAGATGGGCATTGACCTTGATTGCAGCCATCTGAAAGCGATTGACGAAATGTTGTTATTCGCTTTTTCATTCTCGGCACAGATGGAGCGTGAACTCATTCAAGAACGAACACAGAGCGCATTGGAAGTACGCAAACAGAAGTTGGCACAAGACGGAGAATTTATCTCAAAGTCAGGTAAGGTCGTAAAGAAGTTGGGCAGACCTAGAAAATGTGACTTATCAAATGCACAAAAGGCGGCATCGGAAAAGCGCAAGAAAGAGGCTGCTGAGAAACCTTGCAACAAAGCTATATGGAATGTGGTTAAGAAGTGTACCAATGACTTCACAGAATTGACTACACCTAACTTTGCCGATGCAGCTATGATGTTGCAGCAGATGGGCGTTTATTCGTCCACTGGCAAGGTTTTGACGAAAGAACTAGTAAGAAGTGCGTATTACAATTTACGCTCAGTCTATGGCAGTCAGGTATATTTCAGACGTGGTTCTGCCAACTATCGTGTAATGCGAGAAAAGGGTATGACCGATGAGGAGATTCAGCAGTATTACAAGGAACTGAATAACAACAATAATAACACAGAGGAGGTTTAAGTTATGGCATTCTTAATAGCAATTTGGCTAATCGGCACATTGTTCGATTGCGCCATGGGCAGAAATAAAGATTAAAATTTCTGCCCTACACACAATATAATGACGCATATTGCGTTATCTTTTGAAAATAATATAAATATATAGCCCTACGCAGCACGGATAAGCGAATAAGTTATGAAAAAAGTTTTGGTGTTTATGACAATCATAATTGCCGTGATTTCTCTTTCTTCTTGCAATTCGTTTGAGAAGAAAGCGAAGAGACAATTACGTGACACGATGGAAGAACTGGCAAAGAATCCAGAAACTTTCAAAATCACAAACGAGAAAGTCGTTTTTTCAAACGATTCTATGTGTACTATCTCTTTTATTGGTAGAGGTCAGAATGGTTTTGGTGGATATAATTCATCAAAGATGGAGTACACCCTCATTAAGTTAGTTAAAAGCGATGAAGGGGAAACAACATATTGTGAGGCTCTTTTGGATATGGAAAACAAAAAGGACAGAAGAAACTCAATTAAAGAAGCCATTAATGATGTTGATAAAGGTTTTCTATATGGCTCATCAAAGGCTGTTTATGATGAATTTATCAAGAAAGGTATGAGTAAAGAAGATGCAAAGGCTAACTACCTGTATTTTCAAGCTATGGTAAATACAGCCATTAACGGAAGAGAAATAGACAATAATGATTAATAATCGTATAGCCCTCGACACCACGGTTAAGTCACTATAAATGAAAAAGATTTTAATGCTTATGGCAATTATGATTGCCGTGGTGTTTGTTGCTAGTTGCAGCAGTAAACCAAAAGTTCCCGAAAAGACACCTGCACAATTACGAGCAGATTCTATCGCAAAGGTAAAGAAAGATTCTATTGCGAAGGTTGCCAACTTCAAGAAGTTTTCTTTGAATAGCTTAACTAGACTTCTCAAAAGACAGATTTCGAGTGACCCTGATTACGGAAAGGTTTTAGAATCCTCAGACTTAATACTTTCCGATTCCATCTACCTCGCAAATTGTAGGGTTGCGGTTAAGAATAAGTATGGTGCAGTCGAGCAAGACGAGGACATATATTTGCTTATGTGTAAAAATGCACCAAAAAACGAATGTATGATAGTACTGGATAGAGATAGAATGGATAAGTTTCTGAACAACATATCAAAAGATTGTTGCTGCCTTCCGCTTATTACAAATGGTGATAACGAAATGCGCTCAAAAATCATATATCAGCTTTGCGATAAAGGGCAGTACTTTTTTAACGTTGAAAGGTTTATAGAAAAAGGACTGGACTTTTCACCATTCTAATGTTCTTGGAAATTGGATTGTGAATTAAAATAATATCGGATATGAGAAATTTAAGCAAAACAAAGAAAATCATTCTTGGTATTGCCGCCTTTGTTGTGGTCATATTTGCCATTGATTACATTTGGCATTATATTGAATATAAAAAGAAAATAGACCGCATCGAAAGAGAACACAGACAAGAAATGATTGAATTACAGGAGTTAGAGAATATGTATAACAATGGCAATGCCTACGAAAAGCAGAAAGCTTATCAAGAATTAAGAGAAAAGGCTTTACGTAATGGATTAACCGTTGATGAATAATTGTTTCCCCATCTATCAAGTATAGGTGGGGATTTATTATACCCAAAAACAAATTAATCGAATAATTAATAACTGCCAAATGTTAAAGTTTGGTTAAAGGTTACTTCTTAGGCACGCAGATAGGAATATTTTTCGTATCTTTGCAACGTTCAATAAATATATCGGGAGAGAAATAGGAAGCTCTTCCGTCAATTCGGTGGAGCATTTTTTATGCTCTTAATCTTACGAGACTGATATATCCATATCAAAGATATAGGTGTATCGCCCCTTGCACATATCGTAATGGTGTGTGCGTGCTTTCCGATATAGGCATTGAACAAAGGGTAGCGGTACACCCTTTTCGTGTATCAACCCAACATTTGTTTAACGTTCAAAAATATATCGAAATGAACGAAAATTTAATTTTAACGAAGGATAGTGTTCCATCGGATATTGAACGCTACTTCCGTGGTGTGTTGGCATTAGACCAACAAGACAAAGTGTTTCCAGTTAACCTTGATGATGTTTGGCAGTTGGCTTACTCTGAAAGAAGCAAAGCTGTTAGAGCTTTGAAGGCAAACTTCATTGAAAATGTGGACTTTATAGTTATCGCCCATAATGGCGAAAACTCGCTTGCCCATAATGGCAAGCAAGATTGGGGCGGCAATAACAAGATTGATTACTATCTCACTTCCGCTTGTTTGGAGTATTTTGTTGCTCGCAAGGTTCGCCCAGTGTTCGAGGTTTATCGTAGAGTGTTCCATCACGCAGTTGCACAAGTTCAGCAGCAGCCATCTTTGCAGGAGCAGATTCAAGCAAAGTTAGTCTTTGCTGATTGGAGTGCAAAGTTCCTCAATCTGAATGACGCAAGCAAATTGGGCATCGCTCAGAAGATTGGTAAGATGGTAGGCTTGGATGATGCTCTTCCTCAGTCTGTAAACGCAGGAACGGAAAAGCCGATTACGCACGCTGCCACTGACTTATTGAAGTCGCACAACGTTGGTATCTCAGCACAAGCATTCAATCGTATGCTTGAACTCAAAGGAGTAGTAAAGCACGCCACTCGCCCAGGAAAGCGAGGAAAGGTACATAGCTGGTATGTTATCACTCCAGCATTTGACAAGTACGGACAGAATCAGCAAGACCCTAAGTTTCAGCAGCAGACACAGATACGTTGGTATGATGCTACATTTATGGAATTGCTCACCATTGTTGGCTTGAACAGCCAGACATCACTCAATTTAAATTAATAGGAGATTAGAATATGAACGGACAGAATATCAATGCAACATTGTTGCAGAACGTGGAGCAGCCAAAGTTGGCTAAGACCCTCATCAAGTTACGTGAGGTGTACGTGGACTTTATGAGCGAGGTCGATAGAGCCAAGGAAGAGTATGGTGTGCTTGTGAATGACAGAATAGACGATAAGTTTGCCAGCCAGTACAACGTAATGAGCACGTTAATCAGCAACACTTTGGCAAAGATTATGGATTACGAGGTCAATGAGGCTATTAAGGACTAAGTAATCGTGCATATATAGTTCCTCGCTTATCAATTATGGTAGGCGAGGATTTGTTTTATAGTGCATACAAGGCGTTTAAACTATCGCACCGATAAATCATACCAACAGACTATTTTAACCGCTTACAGAAGAAATTTTCACCATCTCTTTGAGTTCTCAGATATTTTACCTATCTTTGCAATGAATTTATCTTCTTGGAACTCATATATCTATCTCAGCCCTGCCGTTGGTGCTCAATGGTGGGGCTTTACTATCGCATTTCTTTTATACCTATCATATCGCCCTGCATCATCATTTTTGGTGGTGTGGGGCATTTTTGTGTTAATTAAACTTAGAAAGGTTAAAGTCATAAATCCCCGAAAAGCCCATTAAATATAGATTTCTCAAATTTATCCACAATAAAGCGAGTTAATGAAAAATCAGCTAATTTGGTGGTTCGCAAGGAATTGCGTACTTTTGCAGTGCTTGTTAGTAGTTGCGCACTAAACAGCGGACATATAAGTATATTTGAGTGATTATTCACTTCCCTATACGAAACCCTATCCAGAGTTCGGAGCGCAACACGAACAAAGGATAGGGTTTTCATTTTCCCTATTCTTTTTCGAGAGTAAGCAAGTAGTCTTGGTGGCTTGTCGGCTAAATACACTCGGCTACACAGACTTTAAACCCACGTCACAAGAGGCGCATGGTGACACCGCAGGAACTGAAGGCAGAAGGCGGGCAGGGCGGGGCGTACCCCGAAAGCTGCTTAGGTTAAGTGCTGTACGATTTGGCAACTGACCCGACCGAAGGGGCTCATTATACTGGGTTCATGTACCTTCGAGTGGAATATTCCTTCCAAACTCTCATCGTTTCAATGAATGATGGGGGTAAGGGGGAGAACCACTCTCTCAGAGGTCTATTGCCTGTTTCATATAACCTTTTTCATAAGGAACAATATTAATTATAAATCATTAAATATAGGGAAGATGATTACAAATCAAGTAATGAAGAGACCAATGGGTAATTTTTTGGTCGAGCAAAGAACAAAAGATAGTATGTTCAATGCTACAAACTTGCTCAAACAATGGAATGAGTTTGTTGAGCATAATGATGATACCCAAAAAGTTGGGTATGTAAAGAAAGACCTTGATGATTTCTTCAATAACAAAGGAATCAAGGAGTTCATCAATGCTTTGATGGAGGAAGAAAATCTACATACCCAAAATTCTGTGTATGTAAAATCGAAAGCAAGGTCTGATAGAGGTGGAGGTACTTGGATGCACCCTATTCTCTTTGTTAAATTTGCAATGTGGCTCAATCCAAGATTTGAGGTTCAAGTTATAAAGTTTGTGTACGACCAAATGTTGAAATATAGAAATGATGCAGGTGATGCGTACAAAGAGCTTGGTACATCTATTGGTAAAATTGTCAGTAAGAAGTTTATGCCAGTAGCTATGTGTAAAGTAGCAAAAACGATAAATTATGTTGTGTTCGGAAAGCACGAACATGAAATGAGAAATAAGCAAGGAGAAGAAGAAAAACAATACGAATTGTTTAATATGGAGAGACAAGTTGCAATGCTTATTAATGATGGTTTTCTTCGCTCATACGACCATGTAATAGAATATTTGAGAAAGAAGTATGTAGAGAAATATTTGCCATCTGTTCTGAAAGTTAAGTAATATACACAAATAAAACAGAATAATATGTTTGGAGTAGAAACAATCACTCGAAAGTGTGTAATCACCCTTATGGGGGGGGCACAAAGTAGTAGGCACGTTATCAATGCCGAAACCGAAAAAAGCTATGTTCCCAGACGAAATGGAACGTAACTTTATCAAGAGTTTTAACGAATCACAGCCTAATGCAGTAAACAAGGCTGTTAGTGTTCACATTTTAAGAAATTGATTATGATGGTAGTAGCAGATAGAATTAGAATTACGGCTCAGATTGCAGTGTTAAAGGAGATTGCTCTTGACTATAAGGGGAAGACAATCGACAACGTTATCCAACAGTTGGAATCGAGATTGGCAGATTAAAATCTGAAACAATAAAATAGTTAGTAATATGGCTAGAATCACAAGAAACAAAGCTGCCGAGATACTTGGTTTATCTAGACAGACAATCAGTAACTACATCGAGCAAGGTCTCATTGGCAGTTGTGTAGGCGAGCATGGTATCTTGTACGTAAATAGTGAGGACGTTGAGAAATACGACCAGAAGTACAAGATGCTTGCAGCCAACGAAAAGATGATAGATGATAAGCTCAAAGAAGTTGAAGCGCACAAGCGTGCAATAAACGTTGAACTTACCGAGTTGAGAAACAGAACAACCGCAAACGGCAAACTGGCTGCAAACGCTGTTGGTATGCTTTTTGGCGTAATAAACGCTATGTCGTATCTTGACATCACTCCAAAACTTGGCTATCGTGAATCTAAGATGTTGAAGGACATCATTAATGGAATGACGTATGATGAGCTATCAATCAAGTATGGCATATCAGCAACTAGAATCAGACAGATTGTTAAGAAGACTTGCAATAAGCTGACGTACAACGAGGATGCCACCATTGCCGAGATTGCTACAAATCAAGATTTGAGAATCGTGATTGATGGTTTAAAGAAGAAACTAAAAGCAACACAAGCTAGTTATGATGAATACAGACGTGCAAAAGGCGATACTCCTATCGGTGGGACAATACTTCCACCATTAATACTTGGTAAAGATGTAAACGACTGTGGCTTTCCTGTTCGCATTCTGAATATGTTCAGATGGTGCGACGTATATACCGTAGGCGATTTACTCCGCAAATTCCATGGTAAGTCTGATTTGGATAAGATTAGAAACATCGGGAAAAAGAGCATTTGGATTATCCTTGACTTTATCGAAGAGAACAATCTTAGCTTTAAGCAGAATGGAGAGAGTGATGAGGATTTCTATATTCGTCTCAACAATAATTTATCAAACAAAAAACATGAAGAAAATGATTAAGAAAGTATTAGGGTTTGTTACTATAGGTAACGTCAGTTTATTACTGGTAGTTGTAATTGGTGTATTTTATATATTTATCAATCGTTTTGAGCCAGCTATCTTATGTATGTTTTTGGCGGTTGCAATTTTCTTTGTTAACTTTTTGTTTAGAGAGTGTGATGAAGCACTCGACCTTGCAGATAAGTGCAAAGACAATGAGAGGGATGCTGTGCAAGAAACGATATGGCTTTACGATGAGCTGCAACTTGAAATGCAGCGTCACAGACTGACCGCAATACAAGGTATGAAGTACAAGAATAAGGCTGAGTTTATGTAGCGCAAGAAGAGCCTTACACAATACCTAAAGTATTCTGATGCAATTGACAACCTCTACGAGCAAGAAGTTGAACGCTTGCATAAAATGAAGAAAGAAATTGAAAAGAAGAATAATGATGGAAAAGACAAAGGAACTGACTCTGAAACAGAGACTGCAAAATCTGAGTGAAGAACAAACACCATTCTTTCACTCGCTTACACCATTCGCCGCAGGATTTACACAAGGTTTCAATTACGAAAAGAAACGTCTTGTTGCCGCATTGGTGAATAACTCGGAAGTCACAAAGGACTTCATCAACGAGCCTATCAGCGTACCAATAAGCGATAGCATTCTGTTTATGCACGCATTCATTGACGGCTCTGTTGACTATCGCAAGAAGATAGAAACTATTCTATCGGATAAATAGCAAGAAAGGGAGGTTAACAGCCTCCCTTTTTATTTGCTCTTTTAATTGTAATAATTATAAATCTGTATCTTCTAAATCTTTGTTAAGGTAATCAATAACCTTGCGGTTGGCTTCATCAATCTTCTTTGTATCATACTTGATATAGGTTGATGTTACCGCATTATCCCACATCGCATGACCTAATGCCCTGCCTATAACTTCCATCGGTATATCAATCTCGCTTGCTAACGTTGCCCACGTATGGCGATTATAGTAGGTGGAAAGATAAGGGAACATCGGTTCTTTACTATATTCTCTGAATTTACCTAACCTTTTAAGTCTGAAATTCAGATTGCTCTCAAAGTGTTTGAGGTTGAACTTGATGTTGTCCTTATACTTTAAAAGGTATTTCTTACCTTTGTATCGCTTGATAATCTCCAACGCCTCTGGTTCTACCTTTATATCATACAATCGTCCTGTCTTGTTACGCTTGTAGCATATTCTGCCGCCACGAAGGTCTGTTGGCTTCAAATCGAGAAGGTCTGATATATTGATACCAATCAAATAGAAACCTAGCATGAACAAATCCCTTGATTCACGTTGAGGGTTAGTGTGGAACTCTGCATCACGCAACTGTCTCATCTGTTCTAGAGATAAACAACGCTTTCTTGTTTCCTCATGTGGAAGTACGTACTTACGGAATGGGAATAGGGTCGTTATCTCGTTGTCAATTGCCCAATTGAATGTTGCCTTGATATTTCTCAAGTCAATATGAACTCCGTTAGGCATCCGTCCTCTTTCATATTCATGCTTCACAAACTTATCGAGCCAGTCTCTAGTGATGGTATCAAATGTACACTTAGCATCAAAATTTCTAATTCTGATGATAGTCACATCATATACTCTCTTCGTGCCAGCTTTCAAATTCTTGGAATCCGCACACATCTGCATATAGTCGAGGAAATTCTTTTCAGCTACCTTGCCACCCTTTATAATCTCTTTCAGATGGCTTTTTAGCATCGGAACGTCCTCACCCTTGTGCAGCAGTATATAGTCTTCCACGTTTGAATATAGCTCTGCCAGTCGCTTAGTTTTTGCCTTTGCAGACTTGTCTGAACGAGGAAATACCATACCATCAAACTTCTCTGTCGATTGCAATCCTGTGTATATATAGAATCTCTTACACTTATGAGTGATGGAGAAATACACCTTATATGTCTTGTCTTCAACGTAAACCTTCATAATTCTATCTCCTATTAGCTTGCATATTACTTGCAAAGTCTATCAGTTTTTATCATATTTACGGGGTTTTTCGGGCGTTTTTTACTTTATATTTTACTCGTTAAATCTCGTAAAGTATTGATACTTAGTGTGAATGCTTATCGCGTTAAGTGAAGCTCAATCGGTTCGCCGTTCTTTGGCTCATAGCCTCCCTGCACGCAGATAGAGGCGGTACGTAAATTCTTTTTCATTTGTCGGTTATGTTTTCTTTTAAACTTCATGTTTTTGCGATATGACATGTTATGCTGCCCATTGCAAGATGCAAAGATACGGCAAATCCTTGAGAATTAAGAATAATTTGCGTAAAACATTGTTCTATAGCCAGTTTTTTTTGTACTTTTGCAGTCAAATTTGCAAAATAATAGCGATATAGTTTTATTTAAAGTAGTATGAAGATAGGTTTTGATAACGAGAAGTATCTGAAGATTCAGTCAGAACACATCAAGGAGAGAATCTCACAGTTTGACGGAAAGCTTTACCTCGAATTGGGCGGTAAACTTTTTGACGATCATCATGCCAGTAGAGTTTTGCCGGGTTTCCAGCCTGACAGCAAACTGCGCATGTTCCAGAAAATCAGCGATAGCATCGAGATTGTTATCGTGATTAGTGCAGCCGATATTGAGAAGAACAAGAAGCGTGCCGACTTGGGCATTACATACGATGAGGACGTGTTGCGCCTTCGTGGTGAGTTCCAAAACCGTGGTTTCATGGTGGGTTCTGTTGTCATCACTCATTATAATGGCCAGCCTGCCGCCATCGCCTTCAAACAGCGTCTGGAGCGCGAGGGCATCAAGACTTACTGCCATTATCTCATCGAGGGCTATCCTCATAACGTGAGTCTGATTGCCTCTGACGAGGGCTTCGGTCAGAACGATTATGTTGAAACAGAGCGTCCGCTGGTTATTGTTACTGCGCCGGGTCCTGGCAGCGGTAAGATGGCGGTTTGCCTGAGTCAGCTTTATAATGAGAACAAGCGTGGTGTGCGTGCCGGTTATGCCAAGTTTGAGACATTCCCTGTGTGGAATCTCCCATTGAAGCATCCTGTGAACATCGCATACGAGGCTGCTACTGCCGATCTGAACGATGTGAATATGATTGACCCGTTCCATCTGGAGGCTTACAACAAGATAGCCATCAACTATAACCGTGATGTAGAGATTTATCCTGTGCTCAATGCGCTGTTCGAGGGTATCTATGGTAGCAATCCATACAAGTCGCCTACGGATATGGGTGTGAACATGGTAGGTTTCTGTATCTCTGATGATGAGGCTTGCTGCGAGGCATCCAAGAATGAGATTGTCCGCCGTTACTATGCGGCTACCAACAAGATGGCGGCTGGTGCTTGCAATGAAGATGAGATCAATAAGATTCAGATGCTCTTCAATCAGGCTAAGATTACTACTGATTACCGCAAGGTGACGGTAGCTGCCAAGAATCATAAGAAGGAGACGGGGCATACCTCTTCTGCCATTGAGTTGGAGGATGGTACAATTATCTGCGGTCATAGCAGCGAGTTGCTGGGCTGTAGTGCCGCCTTGCTCCTGAATGTTACCAAGCACTTGGCAGGTATCGACCATGACTTGAAGCTGATTCCTCAGTCGATGATTGAGCCTATCCAGCATACCAAGGTGAATTATCTCGGTGGTCACAATCCTCGTCTTCATACGGATGAGGTTTTGGTAGCTCTTTCTGTTCTTTCAGAGAATGATGAGAACTGCAGGAAGGCATTGGAGCAGTTGCCTAAGCTTCGCGGCTGCCAGGCTCATTGCACCGTGATGCTGAGTGATGTAGACCAGAAGATCTTCAAGAAGCTCGGTGTGGATATCACCTGCGAGCCGGTATTGAAGAAGTAAATTTGGGTTGGATACTATTGAAGAAGCAAATTTGCTTTAAACAATATACCCCCGAAAAGTTATAGTTAATCTCGTAGATTGATTAATTATACCTTTTCGGGGTGTTTGTTTTTGTTTTATCCGAAGATATTATCTTAATGCCATAACTCTGCTGAGGATCAGTTTTTTGTATTCCTTCTTCATGCTGTCTGGCAGGAAGGAGGCTTCTATCAGGTCGAGCCATTTCACGATGGATCGGCGGAACTTTTTGGCGATGTTGTTGATTACCTTCTCGCTGAGGCCCGAGGCGGTCATTACCTTGACGAAATCAGATTTCTGAATCTTTCTCTTTCTTC